TCGAGCGCGCGGTCGGCGCCGAGCACGTCGACGAAGGTGACGCCGGCCACCGCCGGCGGGCCATCGGGGATGACCAGCACGTCGGGGCCGGTGTCGTCGGGGTTGCCGCACGCGGACAGCACCGCGCCAGCGAGAAGGGCGAACAGGACGCGGTGCATGGGGGCTCCTTACGACAGGCGGAGGGTGTCGCCAAGGCGGCGACGGGCGGCATCGAGGGCGGCCTGGGCGGCTTCGACCTCGTCAAGGCCCATTCGTCGTCGGGAACGCCGGCGACGATCTCGGCCACCTGCGCGGATGTGAGGCCAGCAAGGCGCTTCACAGCGCCACCAAGGGCCAGCGCTGCAGTGCGCGGGCGGCGATCCGGGAGCGCCTGCCGGCGCTGCTCAGCACGTAGGCGAACCGACCGTCGACCTTCTCGACGGTGACGGTGCGCTTGGCCTCGGTGCGAGGGTCCGGTCGCGCCGGACTTGGCCGGGTTCGAGCGGCAGGTGCTCGGCGATGGCCTGGGTGGTCTTCATTGCGGGCTCCGTGGGGAGGGGTTGGCCGAGGACGCGCGGACCGGGGCGGCGAGGCTCGGACGGCTCGACTCGAACAGGCTGGGCCATGCGGTCGGTGGTCACGACGTGCTCCGGGGGTCACACGGCAGGCGCGAGCCTGCCGTGTCAAGGATGGCAAGGGCGGCCTCGAGGGCCGCGCGCATGGTGGGCTGGGCTGGCGTGGCCTGCGACAGGCGCGGCGTCCGCACGACGTAGCCGCCGGCGGCGCGCACGCACTCGGCGCCGGGGCCGACCAAGTGCAGCAACAGGATGTCGCTGGGGCCGGTGGGTGGCAGGTAGTGCTTGCCGACGCAGGGGATCACGAGGTGCTCCGCTGGGCGATCTCGGCCTCAGGCCAGAGGGTCAGCTGGGCGGCCAGCGTGGCCGCGGCCTGCTCACCCTCGGCGCCCAGCTTGAAGGCGATGTCCTCGCCGCTGTCGAGCGCGATCAGCGGGCGAGAGGTGACCTGAAGGACCATCGAGCGCGTCACGCGCTCGGCCTTGTGGCGCTGCCCGGCGGGCCAGCGCAGGATGACGATGCCGGCGCCGTCGCCGACCTGGCGGGTGGCGTGCTGGTAGACCATGTGGTCTCCGGTGGGGTGGTGCGCGCGGCGGGCGCCTCGCCGCGCTGATGGTGGGGCCAGGGCCGGCCGGGGGCTTAGGCCCAGCCGCCGTTGCAGAGGTCGAGCAGGGCGCGGATCAGGTCGGTCAGCATGGTGGGCTCCAGAGCGCGTCGAGGTCCCGGTCGGCGCGGGGTGGTGGGCCGCCGGGGCGGCAGAGGACTCAGGCGTCGGCGGGCAGCACGTCGATGGGCTGCGTGCGCCGGATCTGCGCCAGCGCTGAGGTCACGACCTCGCCCCACGCGCTGTCGTCTTCGCCGAAGGGCGGCCGAACCTCGCCCCGCAGGGCATCGAGGGTGTCGGGGCTGACGCGCAGGCGGCCGTCGACCTTCTCGGCGGCTTCGAGGATGAGGCAGCCGAGGTCGGCGGCCACCTCGGCGATCTGCGTGGCGACCGCGTCGGCGCGGTCTTGGCGGGCGTAGGCCGCGAGGGCCTGGGCGGGGGTGTGGGTCATGCTGAGCTCCGAGCGAACGGGTGGGCGGGGCCTTTGACGGCGGCCCCCGACCGCGCCGACTACTCGGCGTCGTGCTTGGCCAGCTCGGCCTGGACGTCGGACCACAGGGTCTGCATGTTGATGCGGAACCAGTCCGCGCTCACGACCCGGGTGATGAGCTTGGCGTCCAGCGCGCGGTCGCGCAGGTCGTAGACCAGCGCGCCCCACTGCACGCCGCCGCCCTCGTTGATGTGCTCGATCAGCTGGGCGCGCCAGCCGCTGGGGTGGTCCTGCAGCAGGGCCTTGCTGACGAGCCACAGACAGGCGTGCGGGCCCGTCTGGAACAGCACGTCGCCGTCCTCAATGTCGGCGCTGAAGCCGAGGTGCTCGTAGGCCTCAAGGCGGTCGAGGTCGGCGATCACGAGGTCGCCGTCGTCGTTGGTCTCGGCCCGCGCGCCCGCCTTGCGAACGGCCTGCTCGATCTCGGCGATGTCGTCGTCACCCATGTCTGCGAGGTCATCGGCGCAGATGACGACCTGGCCAACCTCAAGGCCGGCCGCGATCAGCTCGTGGGCGTTGAGAGCGAGAGCGGCGGAGGAGATCTGGGAGGGGGACATCATGGCGGGGCTCCGGTGCGGTTGGTGGCCAGGTCCGTCCTGGCCCCCCTGTTGTAACCGGGGGAGTAGCAACGCGCAAGATGAGGCCACGAAGAAAAGTGCAGACCGATGAAGGGGTGCACCACAACGACAAAGCCGGCGCTGCGGGCGCGGGCCGGCTTGGGTGCTCGGGGTCGACGGTCAGCGCAGGCGGCGCCAGTGGTCTGCCATTCCGCGGAGGGTCATCGCGCCCTCGAGCTCGGCCCAGCTGTGTCGCGCGCAGGTCAGCGCGCCCAGCTCGGTCCACAGGATCTCCTCCGCCCGCACGCCAGCGGTGCGGGTGCCGTCCGCGTTGAGCAGCAGCCACATCAGGCCGTCGCGGCTGTGGACCATGCGCACCAGTTCGAGGCCGAGGGCGAGAGCTTGGCGCCGCACCTCGGGCTGGTCTGGGCTCTCCGGCCCGGTGAGCGGTGGCACCAACAGGTGCGGCACCACGGGGCAGTAGCCGTAGGCGAGAGCCAGCCGGCCGAGCAGAGTCGCACGCTCGACGTTGCGCGCGACCTGCTCGGGGTCGGGGTTGCCGTAGGGCGCGGCGATGTAGCAGGGGCGGAGGCGCTTCACGCGGTCACCCGCTCGAACTCGACCACCCACACCCAGGGGTTGTCTTCCCACCGCACGCCGGGGGCGTTGTAGGCGCCGCTCCACACGTGCGGCCACTCCTCGAAAACGTGGACGCCCTCGGCCCTGATGTCGGCCAAACTGATGCTGCGGACGCGCTCGACGCGCACCGCGACGACGCGCAGGGTGAGCCGCGAGGCCCACCGCGGCATGTGGATCGACGGACGCCACTTGGGCGGGTCGAACTTGTCGCCGTACTCGTCAATCCCGCCGCGCAGGTCCTCAGGCGTGAAGTCGGCGCGATAGTCGACCACCGCGCTGTCGGGCCAGGGGTCGCGAGGCTTGGGGCGTTCGGCAAACTGTCGCCAGGCCTCCCGCACCCACAGCAGATCGCCGGGTGCGCCGAACGGGCAAGGCTTGCTCCACTCGCCGTCCTCGGTGTAGGCGCCAAAGCACTCAGGCCCGGGCCCGGCTTCGCCGTAGCGGTCGGTCACGACCGGGTGGTAGTCGCCCACCAACAGGCGGCTGACGTCCGGCACACCCTTGATGGGCCGGCGCGTCTGCATCTTGTGGCCAGCAAGGATGGCCTGGACCATAGCTGTAGTGGTTGCGGTACGGGTTGCCCCACCGGATGCCGGCCAACAGGGCGGGCGAATGCGGCCCCCTCAACTGGTGCAGGTCCGGCCAGCCGAGCGCGTGCGCCAGTCGGTTGACCTCCGTGTCGGTGAGGGCGCCAGCGAGGCGCAGAAGGTCGGTGGCGGTCATCGGCCCTCCTTGCGGCCCGTCTCGGCGTCCTCTTCGATGAGCAGCGCCAAGGCCTCGAGCTGCACGGACAGCGGTTCGGGGCTTGGCTTGTTGCGCACGGTCGCCGCGTAGGTCCGCAGCACGGCGGCGCAGGCCTTGTGCAGCGCGTACTCGTGCCGCTGGCGCTCCCGCTTCTCGACGTCGCCGATCAGGCCCCGAAGGCCAGCCTCGAGGATCTTGCGGGGCTGCGGGGCCGCCAGCATGACGGCGAGGGCCGCGCCCTCGGCGAAGGTCAGGATGCGGGCGACCGCCGAGCGGTCCATGGTGCGGTCGACGCCGGCAACCGGCAGGGACAGCAGGAAGCGCTCAGCCTCTTCGGCGGTGATGGCGACGACGCCGGACGCTCTCGAAACGGTGACAGTCACGTGCTCTCCTTTGGGGTGGTGACGGGTGGCAGGCCCAGCTCGGTCCGCCACACCGCGGCGTCTTCGGGCAGGCAGATCGCCAGGCCCTTCAAGTGCGCGCCGACGTCGGTGACAGCGACGGCGCCGGGGCCAACATAGCGCCGCTGCGCCCGCATCAGCGGCGAGCGCGGCAGGAAGCCCGACAACGGGATCGGGTAGGGGATGAGCATGCGCCGGCGCTCGGGCCAGACCTGAAAGCCCTGGTCGGCCATCAGGCCGGCCCCTTCGGCGCGTCCGCGGCCGCCCGGCAGGCCTGCCGGATGGCCTCAGCGACCACCTTCGGGTCCTCGCCAGCTTCCAGGCGCCCGGCTAGCGCCCAGCACGCCCAGCGCAGGTCGTTGGCCTCGCTGGCCCGGGCGGCGGCCTTGGCCTCGGCGCGGTCGAGGCCCGCAGCAATGCAGGCAGCATCGGCGCGCTGGCGTTCCCCGGCGATGATCTCGCTGGCGGTCAGGCCGCCGCCCATCTCGATGCGGACGGTGGCCACGAGGTGGTCGCCGTCGCGCACGGGGTACTCGAGGAAGGCGGCCTCGTCGGGGTGCTGCTCGAGCTGATGCAGCACCCACCGGCCGATGACTGCACGGGCCATGATGTGCGCGAGGTCCGGGTCGGTCGTGCCCGCGAGCAGCTCCGGGGTGACGACGCGCTCGGCGGGCCGTTTCGCGTGCATGATGCGCGTGCGCATCATGCGGACAACGATGTCGACAAGCCAGTCGTAGTCACCGCTGCTGACGCCGGGGCGGTCGATCTTGTCGAGGCGAGCGCCCTCGGCGCGGATCATGCGCCAGCGGGCGGCGTCGCCATGGAGGGCGTGATCTTCGGTCGTGGTGGGGATTTTGGGGTCAGCCATTAGCGGTCATCCCTCGACATCTCGTCGTCGTAGGACTCGACGCCGTGATCGTCGAGCTCCAACCTGACGGCCCACTTGCCGTCGGCGCACCACACCAGCATCGGCCACAGGGCCGGATCGCCTTGGTGGGCATCCAGGGCGACCCATGCCTCAGGGGGGAACTCAGGAAACATCAGGCCTCCAGGCTGCGGACAATGGCGTCCGCCATGCGGTTTGCGGTGTTGACGCCCCGCCAGACGCGCAGCGTCCGAGGGGTGCCGAAAGTCGTCGCGCACTCGGCGACGGCGCCCGGCGGCTCGTAGGCGGCAGGCGCGCTGCGGGCGCCGAAGCTGTCCGCCCAGATCAGCGGGCGGGCGCTGGCCTTGGCCAGCATGACGAGGTCGGGCATGCCGTCCCCGTCACCAGCCCAGATCACGCGGCCGATCCGCCCAGCGGCCAGCAGCGGCGCCAAGAGCTCACCCACGGTGTCGTCGTGGGCCCAGGTCAGGCCGGCCAGCGGGCGGCCGATGGGGCGGTAGCCGTCGACCATCTGGCCGTTGCTGTGCACGATGACCGCCACGCGGTCATCAAGGCGAGCGGCCTCGACGGCGCTGGCGAGCAGGGCGTTGGTGACGCCAGCGCACGAGCCGCTGACGTCGACGAGAATGGCCACTACCGCAGGCTCGGCAGCCGCGCGACGGGCGCGGGCGAGGCGGTAGCTCCTGCCCGCCAGCTCGCGCACAAGGCGCGCGCCGTCGAGCTTCGGGATGGGGTCGCCGAGAGTGCCGAGGTCATCAGCAAGCCGGCGGATGGCGCGCACCACTTGGCCAGCCGCTTGGCGGGCCACAGGCATCTCGCGCTCAATGTCCACCGGGGTCACCACAACCCCACCGAACGAGCGGCGGGTGGTGGAGGCGGCAGCGGGTGAGGAGGCATCCCCGCTGTCGTGGTCAGGCCGTGGCGCCTTGCCCCGCCGACGCTCATCCGAGGGCTTAGCCTCCCCCGGAGCCAGCTCCGGGGTATCGCTCTCGGTGTCGTCGTCGGGGGTTGCGCCGGTTTCGCCCTCACGGGCCTCCCGTCGCTCAGCCCCAGCTGCGGAGGGCGGGTCAGCCGGGGGCGCACCTTGCGGTGTCCCGTCGGCCTGACGTTCGCCTTGTCCGCCGCCGCGGGGCGGGGTCTGTGCATCGGTCACGTCCTTTGGGGGCTTGCCCCCACCTTGCGGCTTGGCGCCAGCCAAGCCAATCGTTTCGCCAGCGCAACCGCCGCTGCCTTCGTTGCGGGCGTCTTCGCGCTCGACCTCACCGGAGGCGCCGTCGCCCCCGTGAAGTTCACCATCGTCCGGCTCGTCGCCAGTTTCGGCGACCTCGTCGGTGCCCTTCGGGCGGGACTTCGGCGGCGCCACGGGCATCACCGGCTCCCGCCACCGGCCGACGCCAAGGCGGTCAACCGTTGCGGCGGGCAGGTGGTGCCAACAGCCGCCAGAGCGGTGGCCGCCCTCAGGCCGGCGGCGCGCCATGACGTCGCCCTCGCTGGTGCGGACGATGCTGCAGCACCAGCACCGCGCACCGAAGCTGTGCACCGTGTCGTCAAGGGTCCGAACGAACGCCTCTGCCTGCCGCTCGATTTCGCTGGGCGCGTAGCGCTCGCCTGCAGGGCGAGCGCAGAGCCGGCGAAGGTCGCGATAGGTGAGAACGTTGGTCACGGGCGCCTCCAGGGGACTCAGTGGGTGACGGGAAACAGGGCGATGCAGCCGAGGCGGTCCACGAACGCGCCCACGGCCCGCGTCGCGGCCTCGGGGTCAACCTGAAAGGTGCCACGGTAGAGGCGACCCGTGGGGGTCGACGCAATGACGTGATCGAATCGACGAGCGGCCTCGCCGCCGTCGACGACGACCAAGACGCCCCAGCCGCCGTGGTCGGCGCAGTAGAAGGTCGTGCCCACGACGGTGGGCGGCGCCGCAAAGGCGCGATCAAACCGCGGCTCGTCAGGCGTGCCATCGCGCACCATGCTCTGCAGCATGGCGCCCCCCACCCGGCGAGGGGTGCCGGTGAGGCACACAGACGCGGGCAGCGACACAAGCTCCCGCGCGAGGAGCGCCTTGGCGAAGCCGCCATCCAGGCGATCAATCTCCTGCGCAATGACCGAGGCCCATTTGTCTGCCGCAGCAGCGGCAGAAGGCGCCCTCAGGGGCCAGAACACAACCCGCCCAGTCCGTCCGGATGTGTCGATCTGGGCACCATAGTGATCGTCGACCGGCAGACCGCCGATGAGCGCGCGCAGGCGGACGATGGCGCCGAGAACGGCGCGCACATCCTGCTGACGGTCCATCCGCCCGCCGACCCACTCGTGGGCCACGGGCCGGCCAGCCAGGGTCGAGAAGCTCGGCTGGCCGGCAAGCCGACCGCCGTGCAAGGCGAGCCACAGCGCGATGGCCAAGCGCCAGCCCTCAGATACGTCACCGCCGACGTCAGCGGTGACGCACAGCGTTTTGCCGAGCAACGCGAACCGCATGCCCTTGGTTCCGACGGCGGCCACCGCTTGGGCGCCGACCACGAGTCGGTGACACCTGGCCAACTGGTTGAACAACTCGCCGCGGTCGTCGCTGCCGGGGGCGGCGACCAAGTCAAACTTCCACGATTCCATCATTGTCGACTCCGCTGGTTGGTGGCCGGCGCCGCCGGCTCCTTCTCTGTAACCGGACAAGTAGCAACGCGCAACCCGCGCGCCTGAGGTTTTCAGCCGGCGGCCCGAGCCAGCCTGAGCTCGCCCCACACAGGGGCAGCAGCGTCGCGGCCCGTGAGCATCTGGTAGCCGGCCGGGCCTCGGGCCAGGCAGCTGGCCAGCACCGCACCCACGTCGCCGACATCTTCAGCCTGCTGAAGGGCGCGAACCGCGCGCCCCATCTCGGCGAGGGTCGGCACCGCGCCGTCCGCCTGGGCGGCGCGGTTGGCGGCGCTGCGAACCACCCGGCAAAGGCCGGCGCTTGAGCCCGTGCGCTCGCGCAGCAGGCGCAGCTCGGTGGCCTCATCCAGCCGGGTGATCGGCACGCGCCGGCAGCGGCGCAGCAGTGCATCGCCGATCTGGCGGGCGCCGTTGCTGGTGATGACCACCAGCACGCGCTCGGCGCGCAGGCGAAGGTGGCGACCGGGCGCCACCGGAACGCGGCCGCTCTGCAGCGCATCGAGGAGCAGGTGCTCCACGCGCTCAGGGGCCTTGTCCAACTCGTCGATCAAGAGTACCACGGGGCCCTCCTCGGCGGCCTGGGCTGCCAGCGCAAGCACGCCGGGCTGGCGCACCGCCGAAGCATCGCCAGCCACCGCAGCGGCCACGTCGACGCCCACAAACAGCTCGTCGGCGTCGCTCCAGGCGTGCGCCTGGTAGGCGACCAGCCGGGCGCCGGTCGCGACCGCTGCAGCCTCGGCCAAGGCGGTCTTGCCGGAGCCCGGGGGACCCTCAAGCAGCAGGGCTGCGATCTGGCCGCTCCGCTGCTCGGCCAGCTGGCCAGCAAGGGCCAGCAACTCGGGGCGACGGGCGACGTAGCCGGCAGCCGCAAGGGCCGCACTCAGCGCAGAGGGGGTCATGACGGACTCCAAGGGGGAAGGTGGCCGGGTATTCGCTCGCTTGCGCGAGCCGCCTCCCGGCAGGGCGACCATTTTAGAGTGTCGGCACTCTGAAAGTGGGTTTGTTTCAATGGGGCTCGGGTCTTGTCCCCGAGAGGTATTGTTATTTTGCGGGCACTGACGTCGGTTTTGGGATGTCTCAATGAGCGCCACCCCGAAGGGCACCGGGCTTTCACCGGTCCGCGGCGGGGGCCGCGGGGCCTTGCGAGACTCAGGCCGCCTCCTCCCAGAGGTCCGGCAGGCAGTCCCAGGCGTCGACCGCCTTCTGCCATTCGAGGTGCGCCTCGTACCAGCCGGAGTCCTCTTCCTCGCCCTCGGCCAGGGCAAGGGCGGCCGTCTCATGCGTGCGCAGGGCGTCGGCGGCGGCCTCGAAGGCGGCCATGCGCTCGGGCTTCGCCAGCCCGTTGATGTGCTCGGCCTCGTCGGCCGACTCGCAGCTGAGAAACTGCCGCTCGGCGGCGCGGGCCTTGGTGGCGGAGCCCTGGGCGAGCTTGATGGCGTTGCGGGCGAGGCTGTTCATGGCGGGCTCCTGCGGTGGGGTGGTGGTCGCGGGCACCGCCCGGCGACACACAGACCGTATCCGGGGGAGTAGCAACGGGCAAGGCCGACCCGCGATCTTTTTTGCACGACCGCGGGACGGCTCATGAGCGCGTTACTCTCGGCGTTCGCCCTTGATGCGCCACGCGGGCAGGGCGTCGAGCAGCGTGGGCCCAGCTCGACGCGTGCGCGCCGGCCGGCGCCAGACGCACCAGGCCGAGCCGCAGTTGTCGCTCACCTTGGCGCCCGGGGTGCCGTCCTTCTTGAGCTTGCGGTGCAGCTCGCCGCCGGGCCCGTCCCACACGGGGCGCAGGTCGCTGACGTAGATCGCGCAGGGCGGGTCTTCGCCGCTCATGAGCTGCTCGATGGTCGTCGCCCGCAGCAGCAGGCCGAGCACCTCGGCGCCGGTCCGGTCCTGCAGGGCGCGGTGCTGAGCGATCACCTGGTAGATGTTCCGATAGGCCGGGTTGGTGGCGATCAACGTGCGGCCGACGCAGTCGGGGTGCCAGTCGTCGACGCGCGAGTTGTGGACCTGGATCGGGCGCGGGTGGGAGAGGTTGAGTGCGCCGCGGTTGTCGATGTCGCAGCCCTCGAGGTGATGCGGCAGCCACCGCTCCTTCGCGGCGCGCAGGAAGCTGGCCCCGCCTGCCATCGGCTCGAGCACGGTGTTGAAGACGCCGGGCAGCACCGACAGGCAGGCATCGGCGAGGGCGGCGGGGGTGTAGTAGGCGTCAAAGGGGTCGCGGTCGGCCATTTTCTGTCCTCGTGTGTGCTATGTCAAGTGATTGATAATGCGCGGATCTAACCCCGCGCGAGGGGCTTTGTCTGGTTGTCGCGATGCCGCTACACGCGACACGCGCACGCGAAAGCGCCGCCCGAACGGCGCCCCCGACGTGTTCGGCTGCGCAGGTGTTCAGCGCGGGAACGCAAGGTGCTCCACGCCGTCGAGGAGTCGACCTGTCTCCGCTCGTCCGCGGCGCTCCATCAGCTCTCCGTTGACGCGGACGCGGTCCCCTGTGGGCATTGCGTGGGGGTCAGCCGGGCCCCACTCCCCCCACTGCTTGAACAGGAAGGGCACCCCGGCAGTCGCCGCCTGGTCGCGCAGGCTGCGGGCCCAGTCTGGGTGCATCAGCCGCGGGTGCCGACCGGACTCACCGCCGACGATGACCCAGCCGATCCTGCGGAGCCAGCCGGCGCCGCCAACCTCAAGGCCGCACTCCCCGCACCTTGGCTGCAACGGCGGGTCGCACACGATGCTCGCGGTCGGATCGAACCCTCCCGCCTCGCAGCCCTCGCACCACAGCGGGCTCAGGTCCACCGCACCCAGCAGCGGCTCGCAGCTGACGAAGCGCACCCGCGCGGGCACGGCGAGCAGGTACGGCACGCGCTCGTTGGCCACAGCCTGGTCTTCGACCGACGTGCCAGCCCAAGCGTTGTCGGGCCAGCCATGCTGACGGGCCCAGCTCGCCATCCGCGCCGGCCGCTTGGTGAGCAGCAGCCAGTCGAGCTGGGGCGTCTCAGCGATGAGCGCCCACAGCCTGATCCGCAGCGGATCAAGGTCGGCGCGGTCCTCGAACACATCGGCCACCGACGCGCAGAACACCCGCCGACGCACGCCCTCCTTCGCCGCGGCCTTGGCCCACCGCAGCGGCTCCTTCCAGTAGGCCTCGCTGGCCGGGACGCGCTCGGCCTCCGGGCCCCATTCGGCACCCCGGCGCATGTGGGGTGGCAGAGTCGCGGCGTAGCAGTGCCTGCAGCCCGCTGACACCTTCGCGCACCCGGACCACGGGTTGAAGGTGTAGTCCGTCCATTCGATCTTGCTCTTCGCCATGCGCTCTCCGTTGGGATCGGTCAGGCCGCAGCCTGACGGGGGTGGGGCAGGTTGGCGCGGACGAGCGCCTCTGCCACGGGCGGGCAGACGCTGTTGCCGATCCGCGCGACCTGCGAGCTCTTGGTGCCGGTGAGGATGTAGTCCTCCCCGAACCCCTGAGCGCGGGCGAGCTCTCGCGGCTGCAGCATGCGCATGCCGATGTCGGTGATGACGTGGGGCTCGCCGTTGACGTGCACGACGACGAGCCCGAAACGGTCCTTGGTCACAACCGCGGGCAGGGGCCCGTCCGGCCGATGCCCAATGGCCGTGCCGTAGTAGGCCGTCAGGAAGGCGTACACGAGGCCCGTGTGCCCGCCGCCGCGGCCGCCGCCGGTGGTGACGGTTGGCATGGGTTCGGTGAGCGCTTGTCCCGCGCGGGCGGAGCCGTACAACTTGTCGAGGAAGGCCACCACGAGGCTGTGATGGTCGACCGCCGTGACCGCGCCAAGCGGCCGGTCAGCCGGATGACCGACCACGCCGTTGCCGTAGTGCTTCGCGATCCAGGCCGCGCCCACAGGCGCAATGAACGGCGCAGGCGCCTCCACCACGAACCTGCGCACGCCCTCAGCGATCCGTCGCAGCGTCGCCTCGGCCAAAGGCTTGTCGCGCTCGAAGATGCTCGGGCAGGGCAAGCTCCAGTCGATGCACTCCGCGGCGGTCCGCCACGGCAGCGGGCGCCCCGGGCCGTGGGTCGGCGCGGGCCACACAGGCGCGCGGTCCAGCGTCGCGACCACGTAGACCCGGCGGCGGGTCGTCGGCGCGCCGTAGTCCGCAGCGACCAGCACGCGGTACTCGACGACGTAGCCGGCGCCCTCGAGCGCGCAGACCCAAGCAGCGAACGTCTCGCCGGCCCGCTCGCGAATCGGCTCGCCGTCGTCGCCCAGGGGGCCCCACGTCAAGAACTCGGGCACGTTCTCGACGATGATGCACCGCGGCCGGGCGTCCCGGGCCCAGTCGACCACGACCCAGGCCAGCGACCGCTGTTGCTCCGACTTCGGGGCGCGGCCGCGGGCTCGCGAGAAGTGGGTGCACTGCGGCGAGGCCCACAGCAGGTCCGGCCGGCGGCCGCGCGAGCCCACCCCGGGCGAGACCTTGAACACGTCCTCGCGGAAGTGCATGGTCTCGGGGTGGTTCGCGGCGTGCATGCGGATCGCGTCGTCGTCGTGATTGACAGCGACCACGGGGTGAAAGCCGGTGGCGCGGCGCATGCCCTCCGAGGCGCCGCCACCGCCGGCGAAGAGGTCGACGCACACCGGACCGTCCAGGCGGCCGAAGAGGCTGACGGTCAAGGCGTCACCCCGAGCACCGCCACCGACGGCAGCCGGGCCAGCGACCAGACGTGGTCGTCGCGGTGCACCTGGTAGCTCAGGCCACCCTGGCTCAGTGTGCCCGTGCAGCGGCCCGTGCGTTCGATCCAGCCGCCCCACCACTCCCTCGACTGGCCAGGGCGCAGGCGGTCCAGCGCCTCGGCTGTGGCGCCGTCCAGGGCCGCCCAGGGCCCGCCGTGGCGAGGGTCGTTGTCGACCCCCGGCAAGGGCGTGCCGCCCAGCTCGCGAGCAGGGCCATCGCACAGCGCCGCGGGTCGGGCCGGCCGGGTGACCAGCACGATCCAGCGCCCCCACACAAACCAGCGCCGCAGCGTGGCCATCGTGTGCAGGTCGTCAATGTCGACCGTCGACCACGGCCACCGATGGTGACCCAGGCTCACGGCCGAGCGGCCGACGTGCATACGGAACACCCAGCCAAAGCGGTCGCGCCAGAGCCTCGCGCCGATCACTGGTCACCATCCTTGATGCCGCACCAGTCGCGCCACTGCGCGACCGTGGCCTCGGCCGCCGCCTTGGCGACATCGTCGGGGATCTGCAGCTCCGGGTGCGCGCTCGCAGCGAGACGCAGGCGGTACTGCGCGGTCGCGGGCCCCTCGAACCGCCACGGCAGGACGGCCAAGAGCCGCCCGACCACGGTGTCGTGGTCCGCTTGCGACTTCATCCACCGATGGAAGCCCAGCGAGCCCTGGGCGCGGGTGGCGGCGATCTCCGCCGGCGTTGGGGGCGCGGCGAGCTCCAGATGAAACCGCGGCGCCGGCAACGGCACCGGCGCCGCGAACTCTGCCGGAGCGGGCCCGACCGCAGGAGCGTCGACAGCCTCGGCCACAGACCGCCGGGGGCGCTTCCGGCCCTTCATGCGCTCGATGTACGCCGCTCGAGCCGGCGTCATCCATGGCTTGGCCGGGTTGGCCTCGGCGCGACGCTTGCCCTCGGCGATGGCCGCCTTGTGCTCCGGGGTGTGCTTGCGGCCCTTGCGGGTCTCGCTCATCTTCGCCCGGGTCTCCGGGCTGTGCCTTGCAGGGCCGCGCCTCATGACCGCTCCGCCTCGAGCTGCAGGCGCAGCATGCGCACCTCCGCCTCCAGCTCGCTGTTGCGGTCGACAAGCGCAGCGACCGCGCCCAGCAGCGTTTCGAGCGCCTTGCGGGCGCCGGGCGCCGCGGCCTCCAGGTACTGCGCCAAGTAGGCGCAGGCGTAGTCGAGGTTCATCGGGCCTCCATGAGGATGGTGGGCGCCCGCAGGCGCCGTTGGGTGTTCGCGCGGCGCCGCACCTGCCGCCAGCGGCGGTAGATGTCGGGCGCCATCGCTGGGTTGGAGCGCGCCTCGGCGGCCAGTGCGCGCTGCACTGGCCCAAAGCTCTCGCGCTCCATTTCGTCGATCAGGTCCACATTGTCTCCAGGTTGGATGGTGCGCAGCCGGGTGCGTATCCGGGCGAGTAGCAACCTACAGCGAGCGCAGCAGCGCCGCAAGCGCGCGCATGGCCTCCAACCGCCCCGGGCCCTCGGGCTCACGGTCAGCGCCAGCGGCGAGGAGGCGCGCCGCAGACGCGACAGGGCGGGTCGACGCGACGAAGCGGTCAACCGAGCCGACCGCCGCCGTTGTGATCGACTTCGGCCCTGAGCGCAACAGGCGCCTCAGTGCTTCGACGCCCTGGCTGGTCAGGGCGCGGACCTGCTCTTCGGCAGCCTCGGCTCGCTTCGTGGCCTCGGCCAGCTCGGCCCGGGTCTCGTCGAGCAGGGCCTGGGCGCGACGGTTGGCGGCCGGGGCCGACTGCTTGGCGATCTGGCTGCGCAGGCTCGCGCCCTCGGCGCGCAGCTGCTTGATGCTGCGCTCGGCATCGTTGAGGCTCTCCCGGGTCGAGAGCAGCGAGGCGCGGAGCCCGGCGATCTCGGCAGAGGTCTGGGCCTCCGCGCTCGGGGCGGCCTCGAGCTCTGCCACGCGGGCGGTCAGCTCGAAGATCCTCCGCTCAAGCGCCGCCGTGTCAGCCACAGCCGGCTGGCCCAGCAGAGCGGCCAGCTCGGCGTCGGCCCTGTCGAGCGCGGCGGACAGGCGCTGTACCTCTTGCTGCAGGCCCTCGGTCTCGGCTGCGTGCGCGGCCTGATCGGCCTTGCGCGCTTGAGACGCGCCAGCCAGCGCTGTCTGCAGCAGGGCGCGCCCGCGCTCGGCCGCCTCAAGCCGGACCGCGAGCGAGCCCTGCACCTTGACGGCATCGCGGCCCACGGCGGCCTCCACCTCGCGCTCCTCCTCGGCGCGGCGCCGGGCGAGCGCGATCACGCGAGCCTCCCGCAGGCGCCCTGCATGCGGCACCGCTTGCAGGCGGAGGTCTCGTTGATCGGCGGCACGGGCGCCGCCCGGTCGCACTTCGCCTCGCGGGCGGAGGCGTCGGCGATGAGGCGCGCGTAGGCGGCCACGGCCACGTCGGCCGGAGCCGCCCAGTCGCTGAGGTCCACGAGGTAGCACTGGCGGGCCAGCACGCCTGGGGCAGCCTCGCGGACCACGGCGAGTTGCGCCGTCGCCGCGGTGATCTCCCGCTCGGACGTGGGCACGCGACCCACGCGGTAGAGCACCGCGTGCTCGCCCTTCTGGCCGCCCTGGTGCGACACGCGCAGCTGCGCGCGCACCGTCATCAGGCCGTCGACCGACGTGAACGACAGGCCCTCCACCTTGGCCCACGACCCCGCGGCGACGCCGCGGACGGCCCAGTGCTGGGCCCAGGCTGCGCTGACCCGGCTGGCGGTGAGGAGCGCGTCGGCGTCGATGGGGCCCTGCGCCAACAGGTGCTCGAGCACCACCTTGGGGCCCGAGGTCGACGGGTCGCGGTTGAGCTCGACGCAGGCGCGATCGACGGACCGCGCGAGGCGCAGGCCAAGGCCCTCGTCAGGGCCGTTGTCGGCCTTGTCGAGGAACAGGCGGACGGCGCGGGCGCAGTCCGGCAGCAGGAAGAGGTCACGCATCAGGGCTCCGGGGGATGGTGGGTGGCTGGAGGATCAGCGTGCTTCCGCCCCGCCAGCCGCGGGCGCGGAGGTGACACCGCAACAGGGTGCGGAGGTCTTCGAGGTTGGCGCCGCCGCGGCCCAGCAGTCGACCGACCTGCTTGTCAGAAACACCGACGCTGGCGCATACTTGGCCAGGCCGAAAGCGTTCATGCTCAGGCGGCAGGGCCCGAATCGTGACCTCGCCCTTGGCGACTGGGCCGCGGACAGCCAGGCCGAGGAAGTCGAGGCCCGACGCCACGGCATCGTCGAGGCCCAGCGGATCGACCCACCCAAGCGCGTCCGAGCCGCCGTCGCGGATGCTCAGCACGCTCTCGGGCCGCAGCCAGGGGGCGTCTTGCAGCAGACGGCGCGCGCCAGCGCCCGCCCACGCAAGGCGCCGCAGCGCCCCGGCGTTGACGCCGTTGTCACCCAACAGCGCGCCCACGGCGCTTGTGGGCACGGCCACGATCCAGCTTGAGCCGTCCCAGCGGACGGTGACGTGCTGGTGGTAGTGCGGCTCGGTGAGCGCGAGGACCATGCCTCGCACCCACTCGGTCGCCGAGTCGACGGACATCTTGGCTCCCTGCGGGGTGGTGGTGCTCCGTGGTAGCACGATAGGCGCCAAACCGCTACAGGGCACCCATGCGTCTCACCCCGACACCCCTTGGTCGACTCATTCGCGAGCGTCGCGCCGCGATGGGCCTGTCTTTGCCCGCCCTGGCGCGCGCCGTCGGCGTCACCCCGGTCGGGATCGGCGACATCGAGCGGGGCAAGCGGTTCTCGCTCGGTGAGAGCTACTGGCCGGCGCTCGCCTCGGCGCTCGGGGTGGACCTCGAGGTCGTCGCCGCAGCGGTCGACGCTGACCGTGTTGTAGTCCTTGCGCCGGCCCGGTTCTCCACCGATCACCAGCGCCGGGCCGCGGCCGCGCTTGCCGACCTCTGTGAGAGCGTGCACCTGCTCAGCGACCCCGAGGCAGCCGCGCTGGCTGTAGCGGTTTCGCGCTTGCACGTTGCCGGTTTCCCGGATACGGATCGGGCATGAACACCTTCCGCCTCACCCCCGCCGAGCAGTGGCGGCCCGAGCACGACGCCTACATGGCCGACATGCGCGTCCGTGCGGGCGTGCTTGTGTCGATGCTGCTCGTGCGGGTCAAGAACCCGCGCGTGGACAACATCCAGCGTGAGGAGATCCGCCGAGAGCTTCTCGAGCCGATGGCGGCCTTCCGTGACGGCGGGCGCCCGCTGACCTGGGCGCACGTGCGGCGCCTCGACACGCTGGGCCACCAAGGGTGGTCAAGCCCCATCGGCGGCCGCTACCTGCTCACGGGTGAGGGGCAGGCCTTCGACAGCACTCTCGGAGAGCCCGCCGGCGAGCGGATGCAACTCTTCGAGATCGTCCGGTCGGCCCTGCGGGAGGCCATGACCGGCGAGGGTTGCGGGATCAGCCTCGTCGCCGGCGAGGTCCACGCCGCCGGCCTTCCGCTCCACAAGAGCCAGCTCAGCCGGGTGCTGAGCGGGCGACAGCTTCGCTTTCCCATCGAGCTGTTCGATGGGATCTTCCGGGCCTGCGGGCAGTCGTTGCCGTGGGCGCTCACAGCGGCGTAAGGCCGCCACCAACCACAAGGAGCTCCGATGTCTCTTCCCAAGGCCGCCCAGGCCGAACTCAACGCGGCCGCCCGCCTCGGCGCGAAGGCGCTCATGGCCGCCGCTGACAAGATCGCCCCCGGCAACGTCGCGGGCCTGCTCGCCGAGCAGCTCGTGTCGCTGCGGCGGACCGACGTCGCCGTGATCGGCGACCAAGAGGCCTTTGTCCGTCGCACGGAGGACGGCAGTCTCAAGCAGGTCATCCGGCCGGTCAAGCTGACGGTCGCCAAGGGCGACCTCTTCCAGATCCCCAAGAACACCCCGGTCGACGTCCGCACTGGCGAAGTCGTGGCCCAGCTCAAGGGCCACCGCGGGGACGTTCGGTGGGAGAAGCGCCCGATCGACCCCAAGCGGGCCGCCCTGACGGTCCAGGGCATGCAGGCCATCAACTCTGTTGCGGGCGTCGCCGTGGCCACGCCCCCGACCGTCCTGGTGGACGGGGTTGTCCGCTCGAACCCCTACGTCGAGCGCAGCGAGGGCCGCAACGGTCGCCCCGGCGACATCGTCCGCATCGTGCAGAGCTGCGTGATCATCGGCCCGGTGCCCGCCACGGGCAACCCCGTGGCCGTCAACTACACCCTCGAGTACTCCCCGGAGCGGGAGCTGTTGGCCATGGCGGCCAACCTGCTCGGCCGCCAGAAGGGCGACGAGGACTACATCCGGCTCACCACCGACGTGGCCTTCGATGCCGCGAAGCTGGCCGGCTGGTCGTTCATTCCGATGTACGGCGGCCTCGGGTACGCCGTCAACTTCCGCAACAAGGCCGTGCAGGCCATGTACAGCGACTTCGTCAACATGTTGACGAACGCGCCCAAGAAGGCACAGACGGTGTGCATGCGCAACGCCATGCGGCGGCACCCGGCGCTCGGCGCCTACCAGTCCGTCGCGGTCAACGACGCGGGCGAGGCCACCGTGCCCGTCGTCGGCTGGGCTGGCAGCGGCGACACCCTGCGGCGCTACCAGAGCCTTGCCGGCCACATCGGCGCCGGCGCGAACATGGGCGACCTGCAGCGCGCAGGCTTGCTGATCAGCGTGAACGAGATCGAGGAGTCCTTCGACCCCGCGGCTGAGACATCGCGGGAGCTCGAGACCATTGACGTCGAGGCCGGCGAAGCCGCGGCTGTGTCGACCGCGGCCGTCGACCGTCGCGACGTGCTGATCGGCGACCTGTACGCGCTGGGCGGCGAGTACGCCCCGCTGGCCGCCAAGCTCGGGCTCAACCTCGACGAGGTGGCCCAGGGCGACCTCGGCATCCTTGAGCGCGCGGTGAACGACCTGCGCGAGGCCATTGTCGAGGCGGACAGCCGCCAGCCGGTGGCCTTCTCGAACGATGACGACCAGGACTACGGTGGGGACGACCCCACCGGTGAGGAGCAGGCATGATCGCCCGCATTGAGGCCGCGCTGTTCGGCCTAAACATCAACGAAGAGGTCGCCCCGGTGACCCTTCTCGTCGGGCAGAACCAGTCGGGCAAGAGCACCCGGCTGGGGCTCGCTGACCTCGTGATCCGCGGCGGGTCGGCCGGGGTGTACCCCGTGCTGGGCCGGCCCAAGGGCCCGTGGTCGGCGAGCGTGGTCCTGAACGGCAGGCGGTACACCCGCGCCGGCAAGGATGGCTTGGCCAACGGCTGCCGGATCGACGGCGTCAAGGTCGCTGTGCGCGACTTCGACGCCGAGATCCAGGCCAAGGCCGGCGCCGCTGGCGTCTGGCGCCTGCGCGAGTTCAGCGAGGCGACGCCGTCGGCGCGGCTCGACTGGATCGTCGGCACCCTGTTCGAGGGCGCCGACACCTCCGGTCTGGCGTCGGCTGTCGAGGAGGCCCTGACTGGCCTCGGCGATCTGCGGGCGGCCCTGCAGATCGGCGCCGCGCCGTGGACGCCGGAGGCGGTGCAGCAGCTGCGCCGGGCGCTCGCTGACGAGCTGACCCGCCGCGGCCTGACGCCGGACCTTGCCCCGCGCGGCCCGCGCTTCAAGGAGGCGCCGCTGCCCGACACCCCCAGTGAGCGCGCCGTCGGCCACGCCTTGGTCGACACCCTGGCGACCGTGCTCAAGCTCGCCGCCCAGCTGCGGCGGGCAGACGCGAAGAGTGCTGAAGCGGAGGCTGAGCGGCTCGCCCAGCGGATCGCCGCGCGCGGCGAGCTGCCGGCCGGCACGGTGGCGTCGAACCGCGCCGCCGCAGAGGCGCTGCAGACCGAGATCAACCAGCTGCTGGAGCGCCGGCAGCAGGACTACGCCGACCTGCGCCGGCGCGAGAGCGCCGAGCAGGCAGTGGTCGACGCAACGACCGGGCTGCAGCAGGCCCGCGCCGCGGCGCCGCGGTCGGCGGCCGATGTCCGCGCCGCTCTGCTGCTGGCGCAGGCAGAGCACTCGGCGGCGCTGACCGCGCTTGAGACAGCCCGGCACCGCGCCGAGGAGCTTGAGCGCGAGGTGAAGCAGGCCAGCGACCGCGCGACGGCCACGGCCGACACCGAGGCCGCGGCCTTGGTGGCCGAGGCCGGTCGCGCTGAGGTTGAGCGCGTGGGGGCGGAGGTTGCCGAGCTGCTGGGCGCCGTCGAGGCGGCCCTGTTGGACCTGCGCAGCCTGATCGAAGCCGGCCGCCTGCGGGCGGCGGTGCTCGAGCGCCCCAGCATGGCGGCTCTGCTCGACGCGGCGGCCAGCGTGCGCGCGCGAGTCGCCGAGCCTGCACCCCCTGTCGTCGCGGCGGTGGAGGACAAGGCCGCCACCGAGGCCGCGCAGGCGAAGGCCGCGCTGCTTGAGGCGCGGGCCCGCTCGAGCGCGCAGGCGCGCGAGGTCATGCAACTGACCGGCGCCGAGGCCGGCAAGCGCGCCACGATGGACGCGCTCGGCCGCGAGTTGCAGGAGCTCGACGCGAGCGCGGTGGCCCAGCGGGCCAACGTCGAGGCGTGCCAGCAGCGCCTGCGCTTGGCCCAGGAGGCGCTCAACCGCGTGCCGGTCGTCGCGGGCCTCGAGCTCAGCGACGCGGTCATCGACTCGAAGACCGCCGACCGCGCCGCCCTCATCGCTGCCGCGGATCGCCTGAGCGACGTGGCCGGCGATCAGGTCGCTCTGGAGTCCGCCCGCGCCGACGCGCAGCGGCTGCAGGCCGAGCTGGATGTGGTCATCAAGGTGCGCGACGCCATCACCGCCGCCAAGGCGTGGTGGTTAACCACGCAGCTCGACGGCGCGCTTGAGCCCGCCCGGCGGATCACGCAGGCCGTGCTCGGCCTGGACGTCGACATCAAGACGTCCGACGAGGGCGCGCACATCGTGCTCGGCGACGTCGACCTCGACACCGTCCAGGGCGACCAGCTGCGCAGCCCGCAGATCGTGGCCCTCGCCGCCCTTCGCGTGGCCATGCTCGCTCGCCTTGACGGTCTGCGCGCCCTCTTCGTCGACGACCTCGAGTCAATCGACGAGGGCCGTCGCGCAAAGTTCCTCGCCGCGCTCGCCGCCGAGGTCCGGGCTGGTACCATCCACCAGGTGATGGGCGCGTCGGTCGACGCGCTCCCCGCCCTCGACGGTGATGACGTGCGCGTCGTCACGCTGTTCCGGAGCTGATCATGGTTCGCCGCGTAGGCCGGGTGCTCGCCTGGCTGCTCACCTCCTGCTCAATCCTCACCGGGGCCTGTGCCCTGGCCTACGCGGCCTTCCTGGCCTCCCGGGCGCTGCTCGCCGGATAGGCGGGCGGCGCCTCGCCGCGCCTGCGGCCACCTTCCCCCTTGGAGCCCACATGCTGAACGCTGAGCAGTCCCTTGCCGTCCACAACATCGACCGCTACCGCGTTCTTGTCGCCGGCGCTGGGGCCGGGAAGACCTCGACCTTCGCGGCGGCGCTGGTCGAGCAGCTCAACCGCGAGCCCGACGAGCGCGTCCTGGCGGTGACCTTCACGCGCGCCGCGGCTCGCGAGATGGAGCACCGGGTGCGCCGACTCGTGGGCCGGCCCGACGGAGACATCAACCCGGGCGGCTCGCAGCCCTGGATCGGCACGCTCCACGCCTGGGCGTGGTCGCAGATCGAGGCGAACCCCGAGCTCTTCGGGCGCCTGCCGGGCGTGTCGCTGTGGGACGACGGCGACGTCGAAGATGCCGTGCGGCTCATCGCCCGCGGCATCGGGCCCAAGGCGCTGAAGGTCGCCGACGTGGCCAAGGCGCGCCTGTCGACGCTCATGGCGCGCGAGTCGGTGGTCACAGAGCTGCGGGCCCTGCTTGTCGAGGCCAACGCGTTCACCTTCGACGGCATTGAAAGCGCGGCCGCCGGTGCGTTCGAGCGCGATCCCGTCGCGGCGCCGGCCTTCCAGCTCGTGATGGTCGACGAGGCGCAGGACCTCAGCCCGACGCAGGCGCGCCTGCTTGACCTGCTCGGCGACCGCCGGTTCCGCGTGGGCGATCCGCGGCAGTCCATCTACGGCTTCCGGGGCTCCGACCCCGGCATCATGCGCGGCTGGCTCGAGCAGCCAACGTGGTCGGCCCTGCACCTGACGGCGAACTACCGCAGCCAGGCCGCCATCGTCGACGCGGCGAACGCCCTGGCCTCGGCCATGCCGGGCGACTGGCTGCCGATGGTCGCCACGCGCGAGGGCGGCGCCGTGTACGCCTGGACCACGGAGCTGCAGGGCCTGACCGCGGCGGCGCTGGTAGAGCAGGCGCTCGCCGCCGGCCGCTGCCCAAGCGACATCTACGTCATCGCCCCGACGTGGGGCGACGTCAACGAGGCCGCGATCGCCCTGCGGGGCCTGAGCGTGCCCGTCGTCGTGGGCAAGGAGGCCAACCCGTGGACCGAGCCGGCCGGCCGCTTCGTGCGGCGCGTGCTGGCTTGCCTGCACAACCGCCACGACGACGTGCTGTGGGCCCTGGTTGCCGCGGCGCTCATGCCCGGCAACGAGCCGTGGGCACTGCGGACGGAGGCCCGGCGCTCCCGGCGGCCGCTGTCGGCGGTGCTGGCCGAGCGCTACCCCTGGGCCCGCTGGCTGTGCGATGTGCGCGGCCACTTCATGGCGGGCGCGGTGCTGCGCCGCGTGCTCGAGCTGGCCCCCGGGCCGTCGGTGGCGCACCTGCTGCCGGTGCTCGACACGCTGCCCTCCGCCGACGCACTGCGTGAGCTGGCGCTGTACCAGCAGATCGAGGCGCCGGCCGAGCCCGCCGACGAGGTGAGGCTCGGCACCATCCACGGCGCGAAGGGGCTCGAGGCGCCCGTGGTCATCGTGCTCGGCGCCACCGCCTCGCGCTTCCCCGCTGGTCAGGGCGCCGAGGCCGAGGAGGCCCTGCGCCTGCTCTACGTGGCAGTGACCCGCGCGGCCGACGAGCTGCACCTCGTCTGCCCGGCCGCCAGCCGCGGGTTCGGCGGCCTCTCCGCAGAGGCGCCCACGCCCTACCTCGCGACGATGGGGCTCACCTCGGAGCCGGGCCCGCTGGCCGTGTGGGGCGCGCCGTGAACCTGCCCTGGCCGACGCTCGCTGAGGAGTCGCGGACCGCCCTGCGCCTGATCTCCACGCAGCTCAGTGGGCGCGAGGTGGCCGCCCTCGACTGGCTCCTGGCCGAGACGGTCGGCAAGGGCGTGTGGTGGGTGAGCTTCCGGCCGCGCGACCTCGCCGAGGTCGTCGGCATGTCCGAGCGGCGCGCGTCGGACATGCTGCAGCGCTTCATCGGCGAACGCTACCTCGAGCTGCCGTCCATCGAGCGCACCACGCAGGACCCGTGGACGGTGCGCCCGGCGCTCTACGAGGACTGGCCCTGGCCAGCCGAGCTCAAGGCCAAGCTGCCGATCCGCATCCATGCCGTGCTGTGCGGCCCTTGGTGCAGCGGCGCGGTCATCGCGGCCGCGAACGACCTGTGGGACCTGGCCCGGGACACCGGCGCCGAGCGTGACCAGCCCAGCACGGACCTGCCCGAGCGCACGCCCTACGACGAGACCTGGCGGCGGTGGTGCGCCACGCTGTGCGACCTCATCGACCGCCCGCCGAAAATGGGCGGCACGCTGCCGACCTTCCGGCGCGTGTTGGCCTTCCTGCGCACCGACCCGCGTGAGCGCCAGCGCGTGCACGGGCCCTACGCTGACCGTCTGCTCGCCGTCCGCTACGAGCAGCTCTACCGCACGACGCGCATGCAGCACGTCGTCGCCACCACCCGCTACCGGGACCATGAGCGTGGCCGGTACTCCAAGGAGCCCACGTGAGCACGATCCCCATGGTCGCCGTCATTCTTCGCACCGTCGACGGCAAACCCCAACGCGAGCGGATGCCGAGCAAGCGGCGGATCGCCCAGGCGATGGCCACGATGAGCGGCCATCCGGTGTTTCCGGCGCACTACCCGTTGCGCGACGCCACCGAAGATGACGGCCCCTTCGCCATCCTCGGCAAGGTCTACGACCTGCACATTCCCGTGCGCAAGGTCGGAGACAAGGAGGTGCGCGCCATCGCAGGCTGGCACATGCCGGGCCTCGACGGCCCCGGACACCCGCTGGGCCCGCCGGCCGAATGGCCGCTCGACGCGCAGTTCTTGGAGCCCCTGGAGCACGCGATCAGCTTCGACCGCGTCGTCTTCACCGCGAGCGCGCCCACCGTCGCAGTTCAGGCGTGGCAGTGGTTGGGCCGGCGCACCGTCGAAGCCCAGCGCGAGGCTGGCGTGCACGCCGACGTTGCGGTCGCAGCTGTGGATGAGGCCGTCGCGGCCATCGTCGCAGCCATGAACCGCTACAACCCCTCGATCAAGCGCATCGCCCAGCCGGTCTACATGGACCTGAAGCGCGGCCTGATCACCGTCGACACCAGCGGCGCCGCGCGCGACGCAGCCCTGTCGGCCATGCGCTCGCTGTTGAGCACGGCATCCCTGCCCGAGGACTGCACCGAAGACGTGGCCACCAAGCTCAGCCCCGACGTGCTCCTGCGACCACTCGACATCGTGACGTGGGTCATCGCCACGCACCCCGATGACCGGACGCTGACGGCGTCCGAGTGGCGCGACCGCTTCGGCCGGTGGCTGCTCGACACCATGCGCGGCGGGCCGCTGTACGTGTCCCTGCGCGACCCGGACTGCGTGTACCGCGTGAGCTTCGGCAACCGCATGAAGCTCACCGCCGGCGAGGGTGCGTTCAAGCAGAAGGTCCAGGCCGAGCTGTCCGACTCGCGGCGCGAGCGGCTCGCCGAAGTGGTCGACCTGGCCCGCGAGGTGGGGATGCAGGAGGCCACCATCGGCGCGACCTTCGACCTCGAGATCGCCACGCCTGACGACACCGAGCCCGTCTACCTGACCCTGTCCGGCGGCGCCGTGATCGACGTGGACGTGCGCATCAAGCCGCTCGACATGAAGTACGACGCGCCCGAGCCGGGCACGATGGAGGCGAGCACGCAGGCCCCCGAGCGCCTGTCGGTCGCCGCCGACCGTGGCCTGCGCTTCGGCGCGGTCTTCGACGCGTTCTGCGTCATGGAGGCGCTGTGGACCGCGTGCTTCGGCGCGCTGCGAGACACGCGGCAGGCCACGATTCCGGCGGTGCCTGACCCCACCTACACCTGGCCGTTGCCCGCGCGCGGGGCGATCCTCTACACCGAGGCGGACCTCGACGCCTCGCAGTCCAGCGACAAGCGCGCCGCGGAGGTGCGCCGGGCCTGGGGCGTCTTGTAGCGGTTTCGCGCTTGCATCCCCGCCGGCCCCGTGGTAGCCTCTGCAGGCGCACGGGGCTTTCGCCTTGAGCGCCACCACCCTGAACGGAGGCGCATGGTCCAAGAGCAGCTCTTCGCTGACGTCGAGGTTGACGTGCGGGTGGTGTGGGTGTCGCTCATCGACCGCATGGCGCGGTTGGCGGTGGGCGGCGCCTACTACGAGGTGCACGAGGGGCAGGCGGCTCCGGCGCGTGGGCGGTTGGGCCGCGCGTTGGAGGCGGCGCTGCGGCGTGCCTTGCGTGAGGCTGCGGCCTCGGGGGTGTGTTTTGGGCAATGAACGGACGACTGGCGCTAGCCTGAGCCCCGAAGACCTCGCCGCGATCAGCGCGGCCTTAAGGATGGACGTGGTTCCGGTGAGGAGGGCGCCCGACCCCAGCGACCGGACCACCACAATGGGGTTTGACCCCGTGTCGGGGTCGGCGGAGCAGTTGCCGCCCGTTTTGGACGAGGGCCTCGCCGAGCTTATGGAAGAGCCTGACGCGGACGAAACCAAGCCGCTCCCGAGCGAGGGGGCCGACGATTGGGTCGCCGTCCTGACGGAGCGCCTCCGCGACTGTCCAGGGGTCTTTCTCGTTGCTCCCGACACCACGCGGCAACAGGTTGAGTCTAAATGGACCGATGCCGTGTTTTTGGTGGAGCGCGCTGAGGGCGGGTTTCGCTGGTTTCAACGGGGCGCCAGCGGTCTTGGCTGGGTTGCTGCCGGCAGGGTGGTTGCGACCTATAACGAGCTGCTCTCGAAACTGCGGTTTGCCAACGATCTGGCGGCCGAGGTGGCGAAATCGACGCCACCAGCCAAGAAGGCCGTTTCCTTCTGGCAGCATCGCGCTGAGCGACTCAACGACCACCTGGTCCTGCTTATGCAGCGCTCGACCCAGCGGCTTCATGATGACCTCTGCGCCGAAGAGTTTGACCTTGATGGGGTCGCAGTCCGAGCCGCCGACATCGCCGAGACCCTCCGCGTCCTGGCGGAGGCCTGATGCGCCCGCACTCTCCCGCCCTTGACGCGATCCTGGGCCAGCGCTTCGACGTCCTCGATCACGGCTTCGTCCGCGTGATCGACTACATGGGGGACGACGCTGCGGTGGTCCAAGCCGCGCGGGTGTCCTACGGCGAGGGCACTCGGGCCGTGCGCGAAGACCGCGGGCTCATCCGCTACTTGATGCGGCACCGCCACACGACGCCCTTCGAGATGTGCGAGCTGAAGCTCCACGTCAAGCTGCCGGTCTTCGTGGCCCGCCAGTGGATCCGCCACCGGATGGCGAACGTCAACGAGGCCAGCGCCCGCTACAGCGTGATGGATCGGGAGTTCTACCTCCCGGCGCCCGAGGCTGTGGCGCTCCAGTCCGCCGACAACAAGCAGGGCCGGGGGGAGGCGGTCGACCCGCACACCGCGGCGTCGTTCATTGAGGTCCTGACCAAGGTCTCGGCCCAGGCCCGCGAGGACTATGACGGCGCGCTCGAAGCCGGCATCGCCCGGGAGCTGGCCCGGATCGGCTTGACCTTGAACACCTACACCGAGTGGTACTGGAAGATCGACCTGCACAACCTGCTGCACTTCCTCGCGCTGCGCATGGACGCGCACGCGCAGATGGAGATCCGCGTCTACGCCGACATCATCGCCGGCATCGTGGCGCAGTGGGTGCCGCTGAGCTGGGAGGCCTTCGAGGACTACCGGCTGCACGCGGTGACCTTCAGCCGGGGGCAGCTCTCCGCCCTGCGGGTCGCCCTCAAGGGCCAGCCGGTGTCGCTCGCCGAGCACGGCATCACCGCCCGCGAGCTGCGGGACCTTGTCGAGGCCACGGGCCTCGAAGACGTGGAGGTCCGATGAGCCTGATCATCAGCAACCGCGACGCCCTCGTTGCGCACGCCGCGGGCTGTTTGGCCGCCCGCCAGGCACAAGCCCCGGCGCCGCGCCTGCGCCTGGGCAACATCAGCGGCCTCGACTTCTCGGGGCTCAACCTCGAAGGGTTGACGCTGTTGGCGCCCTTTCTCGCCGGCGGGTACAACATCTCTCGCTGCAAGTTCCGCGGCAGCAACCTGCGGGGCGCGCGGCTGACGTTCCACGACCTGACGGGCGTGGACTTCACCGAGGCGGACCTGACCGGCGCGACGCTCTTCGGCGCCGACCTGCGCCGCGCGACGATGGCGGGCGCCAAGGTCGCCGAGGGCGTGGTGCACGCGACCGCGCCGCTTCTCGCCAGTTTTGAGACCCGCGAGAACGACGAGATGTGGCACGCCTACGCGCTCACCGACGGGCGCGTCATCCTGACCCTCGGCAACGAGCGCCAGCCGCTGGAATGGTGGCTGGCGAACGTCAAGGCTTGGGCCAAGGCCCGCGCCTATGCGGACTGGCAGTTCCGGCAGAAGGTGGAGCCTGCCATCCGCAAGGCCCAGGAGCTGGCGGCAGAGGTGGCTCGTGGGTGAGCTCGCGGATGACGAGCGGGGCCTGTTGTGGGCCCTGCGGTGGACGCTGTTGGCCCTGGTGGTTGTGTGGGTGACTGCCGGGGGTCTGTTTGCGGTGAATCAGGAGAGCCGCGCGGTGGCGCGGTGGGAGGTGAGCGATGGGAGCCAATGACACGATCGTGAGGCCCGCGTACGAGATGAATCTGTGCTCCGGGCTGGTTGAGGCAGCGAACATGCTGGCCGCCGAGGCTGCAGCAGAAAGGCGGGTCATCGAGCGCCCATTCAACGGGCTGGCCATGAAGGCGTGGCCCGGCATCACTGGCGCGCAGGTCGTGGTCGACTGGCAGTACGGCCTTGGCTGCCGTCGTGAGACGAAGCAGCGCGCCGAGCGCGACGCCCTCCGCACCCGCGCCGAGGCCGCCGAGCAGCGCGCCGAGGCCGCCGAGGCCGCGCTGGCACAGGCCCGCGCCGACCGCGCGCTCATGACCGGCCTGTGGCTCGCCACGGTGCCGCCGGACGTGCTGCCTACGCTGCTCCCGGCAGACCCGGGCGACCGAGACCGGCTGGTCGCCGCGCTCGACGCGGTGGACCTGCAGTCGGGCACCGCGTCGCACACGGCGGCGGCGCGCGCGGTCATCGCGCGCATCGTGGCGGAGACGGCTGGGGGTGCGCGGTGACCCTCCGCCACCTCCTCCGCCGACCCCGCACCACCGCCGAGCGCCGCGCTGCCTGCGCTGCCGCGGCCGACGTGCGGAGCGGCGAGGACGTGGTGCCGGTGCGGGCCTGGTGGCGGCCGACGGCGTGGGATGACCGCCCGGTCAGCGCGCGCGGCGACAGGTCGCGGCGGTGGCCGGGGTGGTGGCCCTGTCCGCGTGGTGCGGGTGGGGCGTGAGGGTAGAGGCGCCGATGGGGCGCGATGGAGGTGAGCATGGGCGATATCAGCATCAGCGACCTGCTGCGGTGCATTCCGAGCACGCGCGCGCAGATCGCCTACACCGGCGACCCGCTGGTGTACCTGCAGGCCGCGTTCGAGGCGGTGGCGCGGGAGGCTGCCGAGGACGCGCTGAAGGTCCCGCCGGGGGCGAGACGGCAATTGTTCATCCAGCCGCAGGCCGGCGGCGGGTGGTTCCACCTCGGGCCCGCCGACCGGGTGCGGACTGGCGATCTGCGGGACTCGTTGGTTGATTTCGAGGCTGAGGAGGGCGTTGAGTTCGACGTGCGCCCGATGACCCAAGCAGCCGTTGACGCTCTGCCCGAGTTTGACGGCTGGTAGTTGTCACCCGCTGAAATCCGCCGGCGCCCTCCGGGTGCTACGCTCCGCCCAGGCCCGAGCCCCCACCACACCCGGGGGACGTGCGCCCGGGGGGAGCGTGGCACCGCACCGCACACGGCAGGCCCTGCTCCTCACCCTCCGCGACGCCGCGCGCCTGCTCCGGGCGCCGGTCGCGGGGCCGGACGGGCCGCTGGCCGACCGGGCGGCGGTGGCGCAGCATGAGGCCGTGGGCCTGCTGCTGACGGTGGGTGGGCTGCGGGGTGGCTGGACATGGTGGGCCGCGGTCCGGGTGGTCTGGGCCGCGGGGAGACTGTACGAGAGGGCGCGAGGGGCGCCGAAGGGGTGAGGGCGTGTCTGAACTTGAACAAGCTATCGCGAACATCAAGGCGCACGTTGATGTCGACGACTACGAGGGTCGCTGCGGTCTTGCGCTAGCTCTGTCACTTCTGGAGGCCATGCAGGCTGCGGACCATGCATCTATGGTCGGGCAGATGCTGGGCTACCGATGGGCGGTCAGCCCTGCCGTCGGGCACCCAGCCGGGTGCGGGCTGTTCCTGAGCTACCAGCGCGGAGCGTTCGACATGCTCGCCGCTCGGGACACCGACACCGACCCGTGGGACCTGCTGACGAGCGACAGCACGCGGGCCGGTCTGACGACTGCGCAGATGGTCGCCGAGGCGCGCGCAGCCGCCGCCCGGTTCGAGCGGGAGTCCACTGAGGACTGACAGCACCAAGCCCCGGCCTGCCGATGCGGGCCGGGCAACACGACGGGCGCGAGGGGCGCCGAGGGGGTGAGGGATGGGCGACATAGAGAAGCTTGAGGCGAGGCTTGATGCGGCCCTGGTGAGAGTCAAGGCGGCGCGAGCCGATGGTCAGCGCGCCGAGAATGAGGCGCTTGACCTGATGATTCAGATCGGCACCCATTCGGCGCGCAAAGCCGAGGTCGAGCGAGACGCCGCCGTGGCCCGCGCCGAGGCTGCAGAGGCCCGCGCGACGCTCGCCGAGGCGGACCTCGACGCGCTCGCCCGCACCGTCGGAGCCGCCATCGTGGCGGGCTCGCTCGCCTCGGGCGAGTCGCTGACCAGCCCACCACAGCACGCCATCGTCTCAACGGTGAACCGGCTGCGCGCCCGCGCTGAGGCTGCGGAGGCAGCGCTGGCCGCCGCCAATGCGCGCGCCGACCATGCCGTACACCGCGCGGCCAAGGCTGAGGTCGACGTGGATGAGGCTGACGTGCGCTGCGACGGTTTCGAACGCCTGCTTAGCGAGGGGCTGGAGATCGTCGAGAGCCTGAGCGCCGGGCATGACGTGTGGGCGGCGCAGGTGCGCCGCGCTCTGGGTGTCTGACAGCACAAAGCCCCGGCCTGCTGGTAGCAGACCGGGGCCAGAACGCCCGTGCGCCGGGATGCCGCAGCCCATCACACCGTCACCCACAACCAACCCAAACGGAGCCTCAATGCTAACCACGGCTTTCGCCCTGGCCTCCTACATACACGCGGGCCAACGCTACGGCAACCGTCCGTTCATCAGCCACGTCATCGACGTGCACGAAGTCATCGCCGCGCTCTACCCCGACGACGTCGAGCTTCAGGCCGCCGCCTACCTCCACGACGCCATCGAAGACGCCCCTGAAGGCATGGACGCGCGGCAGATGATCGCCGTGCGCTGCGGCGCCGGTGTGCTCGCCTTGGTCGAGGCCGTCACCGACGAGCCCGGCGAGACCCGCGCCGAGCGCAAGGTCAAGACCCTGCCGAAGACCGCCGCGGCCGGCTGGCGCGCGGTGGCCCTGAAGCTGGCTGACCGCAGCTGCAACATGCGCGGCCAGGCCCACGCCGCCATGTACCGGGCCGAGCTGCCCGCCTTCCGCGCCGCGCTCTTTCCGGTCACCGCTGAGCGCCCCGAGTTGGCGCCGCTGTGGGCCGGGCTGGGGGTGGTGTCGTGATCGCCTGGATTGCCACCGACAACTCGGATGGCGGCCCGCTCGCCTTCGACCATGACTTTGTGGCCATCGCCGAGGGCTACGAGCGCCTCGGCTACGAGGTCAAGGCCCTGCGGACCACGATCAACCCGCACCAGACCCGCCCGGTGGACATGGGCGGGGTGACGGCCGAGACGCCCGTGGTCGGCGACCTGCGGCTGCTGCCGCGGCTGGTGACCGCCCTTGGCGGTCGGTGGGAGCCGATGCCGTCGTGGCCGGAGCAGCTCCGGTACTACATGCGCCGCGACCTGTCCGAGATCCGCGCCGAGGATGCCATCGACCGCATCCTCAACGGCGAGCGCCTGTTCCTGAAGCTCGATCACAAGTGGCTGCCGGGCGCGATCTACGACCTGGGCAACGTCGAGGCGCTGATGAACATCCACGAGGGTACGTTGCTCATGCGGTCGGAGATCGTTGACTTTGCGGCTGAGTGGCGCATCTTCTACGATGAGCACGGCGAGGTGGAGCACATGGCGCAGTATCGCGGTGAGGCCCATCCCATCGGTGACGCGCACTTCGAGCACGTCCGGTCGGCCGGCAAAGCCTTCGGCCGCGCTCCGGCCGGGCTCAGCATTGACTTCGGCGTCACGCGCGGCTGGCACCTGCGCGTCGTCGAGGCGCACGCCGGGCCCGCCCTGGGGCTCTACGGCCTGCCCCCGCTTCTGGCTGCCCAACGGCACCTCCGCGCATGGCGCGCGTGCTTCGAGGTGGCGCCATGACGCCCTGGGTCGCCCTCCTGGCCATCGACGACGACCGCGACCGCTACGCAGAGCTGGCCCGCCGGCTGGCGCCGCACCGCGTGGCGGTGCTGGTCATGCACGAGGTCACCCGCGTCGAGCGGCGCCTGTCGACCGCGTCGACCGCGCTGCCCCTGGTCGGGATCTTCCTCGACCGAGACATGCCGGAGCGCGTGGGCGAGGACTGGGTGGCGCACCTGCCCGTCGATCTGCCGGTGTGCGTGTCGAGCGCCAACCGGGCCATGGCTCGGGTCGTCGCGGCGCGCCTGCGCGGCCGGGGCATCCACCACGTCGTGATGAGCGCGCTGGACGCCTCGCCCGAGTGGCCGTGGATGGGGTGGGCGCTCGACGTGGTCGGTCGACATCGGCTTGCGGCCGCCCAGGCCCCGCGGTAGGCTGGCGACGTTCTTCGCCGTCGCGCTTTCGGCGCTTGAGGCCCGCTGGGATGTCCCCGGCGGGCCTTTCGCTGTTGGCCTTGTTGCTGTTCCAGGGCCCTGGCTGCAACAAGGCGCGCCGAACCGTCCCCATGTTGCAGCCCGTTGCCATCGCAGCCGCTGCCGCGGCGCGCTACCTTCTCGCTCGGCTCGAACGGACGGAAGGTGCCCCATGGCGCCACGGAGGGACGTGCACCGCGCAGACCCACCGCCCGCCGACGACCCGCGCCACCGGCTCTCGCTTTGGCTCCTGTCGCAGTTGACCCGGCCGAAGATCGGCGAACCGATGCTGATGCACCTGATGGTCGGGATTCTGCTGCTGCTCATGATGCAAGGAGGCCCCCGGTTGGGGAGCCTCCTCAGGTTGGCCTTCGCGGCCGGCCGGCTCTACGGACAGACCGCAGAGCGGCTTAGAGCGGCTCGGGGTAGGTGAAGCCGTTGTAGCGCTTCGCGTGGTTGCGCAGGGCCTGCCGCGCGGCCGTCGCGGTGATGCCCCGCGCGCCCGCCCCGCTGATGACCCGGGCGTACCAGGCCGGGCTCTTGTCTTCGAGGTCCTCGGCCCAGTCGAGCGTGGTGACCTGGTCGTTGGCCGCGCTCGACCGCAGGGTGTTCCACTGCGCCATGGACAGGAACTCGTCTGGACTCATCGCGACGTGCAGCATGGCACCCTGGGACGGACTCTCAATGCCGAACGACAGCTCGATCATGACCGTGCCGTTCTTCTTGACCTTGTCGCTGCCGCAGTTGGTGATGTCGTGGCCCATCAGGCCTCCATGGGTTCGGGTTGGTGGTTGACGGTCGGGGTGGGCTCGGGGTCGAGGTCCAGCGGCTCCTCCGCGGTCTCTGCGGCCCGCAGGAGCAGCAGCAGCAGTGCGCGCTGGGGGGACATGCGGTTGGGTCCAGGCGGCGCGCCCGGGGCGACAGCGACGCGGCGCATCGCGCTCGACGTCCCCACCGACCGGGCCTCCATCGGTTGGCTCATGAGGTCTCCTTGGGGGCCCAGCGCCCCCGACGCGCCGCCGCCCGGGAGAGCGCCCCGCGCGCCATCCGGGCCGCGCGGCTCACTTCGTGTCCTCGACGATGTCGTGGATGTTGCGGATCTCCTTGCCCAGGCCGCCGATCCGACCGGCGAGCTTCTGGTCAGCGAGGCGCCGCTCGGCCTCCTCGCCCTTCAGCGCCAGCGCCTGGGCGTCGACCTTGTCCTCGACGGCCTTCATCCGGGCGTCGAGCTTCTGGTCAACGCCCGCGGTGACGTGCTTGACCATCCAGCCCAGCAGGCCCAACAGGCCGGCTACCAGCATGCCCAGAATGCCGACCGTGGTGGCCGGCACCTCCATCGGCATGCCCTCAGGCATCGGGCCCGCCCTTGCGGCCGGCGGCGACCCGCTGGGCCAGGCGCCCGAGCGCAGTGTCGTCGTCGTCGGCCGCCCGGTTGGCGAGCAGGGCGAGCTCGAGCAGGCCGCGAACGATGGTGTCGCGGCGCGCCTCGCTCAGCTCGGCCCAGCCGGCCGGCATGCTGTCGACGTCGTCCACGGCCCTGGCGACCCGCTGCAGCACCAGCGCGCGCCGCTCGGCGCCCGACAGGTCCTCGCGGCCCTCAAGCTCGCGCACGAGGTCGAAGACCAGCATCAGCAGGGTGGCCAGGAGCGGGGCGATCCAGCGCGCGTGCGAGGGCAGGAGCGCGTTGAGCAGGGTCTTGACGATGAGGGTCAAAGGTCACTCTCCTCGATGAGGGTGTAGGTGAAGCGCTTGCCGCGGCCAGCCATGACCTGCAGGTCCGCCAGCCGCATCAGCTCGTCAAAGTCGCGCTTGTGGCGGAAGACCTGGCACCCAGCCGAGGCCGATCCCACCCAGTCGTCAGACGCGCCCGAGCCCTGGTGGTGGACGTTGGTCTTGATGTTGCCCTCGAACACCGGCCCGCCGATGTCGAGCACGCCGTCGCCGTTGTTGTCCCGGGCGTAGCGGGCAGGCACCCGCTGCTCAAGCGCGCGGTGGCCGCCGCCGGGCTTGGAGCGACCGTGGATGCCGATCTCGTAGAGCCCGCGGTACTGGCCCGGCAGCAGGATGGCTGTGCCCTGGCTGTGTCGCGCGCCCGTCAGACTGGTGAGGCCCGGGTCGGTCGTGATCGGGAACGCTTTGGCCACCGGAGCGCCGGACGTGTCGCGGTAGGCGATGACGAACGCGTCGTCGAAGCTGCGCGGCTCGCGGCTGCGGCCGCGGATGCCGATCAGGTTGAGGTTGTAGGTGCCGACGTCGAAGAAGACGTAGCCCTTGCGCTCCAGCACGAGCTTCATCCGCTGGTAGAGGGGTGTGGCGCCTTCGAGCTGCATGGGGCCTCCGGGTTAGCGTCGGGCCTGGGGGCCGACATGGTGATCGCGTGCGACCTGGACAACCAGCACTCCGGCCTCGCCCTTCTCGCTGGCGAGCCCGGCCGTGAACAGGTGCTCGACGTGCGGCGCGTGGTCATGGGCCCCGACCCCTTCGAGGCCATCATGTGCCGAGTCGCGCCCGTCGTCATCGGCTGGCTTGAAGAGCAGCCCACCGCGCGGCTGCTCATCGAGCGGCCGCCCGGCAAGGTCAGCGCGAGCCTGCAGCACGGCCCTCAAGCGGTCATCGGGGAGGCGCAAGGGTGGGTCGCCGGCGTCCTGGCGGGCGCTGTGGCCTCCAGGCTGGTCGCTCCGCCCGTCCGCGTGCCCAACGGGGCCTGGCACGACACGCTGGCCCTGGTGGCCGCCAGGCGGGGCGTCAGCCTGCCCACGGCCCACCGCAAGGGCGCGGGCCCGCCACCCGACCTGGTGCGGGTCGGCGGCGCCCTGCGCCTGCACTGGGCCTGCGGTCACGAGCTGCCCTTCAACCCGGCCGAGGCCGCCCGGGCGCCGCAGGCCTGCCCCACCTGCGCCAAGGCCCCAGCCGACGCGCGGCGCGACCTGCGCAAGCAGCGGGCGTGGGCGCTGGCCCAGGCGCTGGCCCCCGAGCTCATGGCTGGTGTCGTGGCCGAGGCCACCGCCAAAGCCCGCAGTGAGCGCGAGCCGTGGCGCCTCGCCGGCGTGGATGATGTCGCCGACGCTGTGGGCGTCGGCCTTCACGGCTTGAACACGAAGCTCGACACGAGCCCGAGCGGGACCGGCGTGGCCTGCGCGTAGTGCACGTTGATGTGGCGGCTGGTGGTCGTGTAGAAGTCCTGATCCAGCGCGAAAATCAGCGCCCCCTCGGGGGTGAACTGTGCGTGGCCAGTCCGGGGCATGGTCGTGTAGCCGCAGCCGAACACACCGACCTTGCGCAAAATGCGCCGCTCGCGCTGGTAGGTGTAGGTCAGCGCGAGCAGAACGTACTCCTCAGGGACGACGACAGCCCTGCTCTCCACCGCTCCGGTGATGACGAGCTGCTCGCCGATGAAGTGCGGCTCCACGAGCACCACGTCGTCGCCAATGGCCTGCATTTGCGCCGGCGAGCTCCACGTCGAGGGGTTGTCGCTGGTGAACCGGTAGACGCGCCACTCGCTGTCCGTCGTGCTGTAGATCGTGAAAATCGGCAGCTGGTCAAGCGGGTCGAACGTCATGCGGAAGTCGCGATCCGCCCCCGTCGTGAGCACGTTGAACCCGTTGTTGCTGTTCGTGCTCCAGGTCTCGCAGTAGTCGTCGCTGTAGATGACCCGGGAGCGCGTCGTGGTCGCGCTGTTGTCCACGTAGGTGGCCGAGAGGTAGACGCGCCCGTTCAGAGACTGCGTGATGGCCAGCTTGCTGATCGTGTCGGCCGCGTCGACCGCCGCCGGGTTCCAGATCGTGCCCAGCACGGTCCAGCTGGCGCCGCCGTCGAGGCTGCGGGCGGCCAGCACGCTGTTGGTGGACCCGATGTAGAAGGCCATGATCCGACCGTCGGTGTGGCCGGGCTGCAGGCCGACGGGCTCGGTGGCCGCGGTGTTGCTGGTGACCTGCACGTCGGTGAACGTCGACCCGTCGAAGTCGAGGTACTCAGGCGCCATGGAGCCGACCGAGCCGTCCCGGTAGCGGAACCGGATGCCGCCACCGGTGAGCTTGAACAGCACGCCCATCGTGGGCGAGGCCCACGTGTCCAGGTAGCGGAAGAAGACCGGCCAGGGGTTCAGCAGGTCACCGGCCGCGTCGGTCCGCACCCGGGCGTATCGGCCCTCCACCCCACCCACGGGACCGGTGCCGTCCGGCGGGTTGAGCACGTCGATCATAGGCTGGAAGGTGAAGCTGAACGGCAGCCGCGGCCGGGCCCAGCTCTGCGCGCGCCGGTCGATGACCTGGATGGTCGAGCTCGCGCCGGTGTCGAGCATGACGTCAGCCAGCACGTAGCTGCCCGAGGCCGGGGTGCGCGTGCGGGACGCCAGCTCGTAGACCGGGCGCCAGCGCTGGACCGCGTCGGGCGCCGCAGGCGGGGTGACCCCCTCGGGGTAGTAGCCGCCGAGGCGCCACTTGCTGGCCGTCTCGCTGAAGCCGGGCGCCGTGGCTACGGTCAGCTCGGTGTCGCTGACGACCGTCAGGACCTCGAACTCGCCCACGTTGGCCGCGTTGACCTCGCCGGACACGAGCCGGATCTTCGATGGCAGGGTGTTGCCGGCCGGGTTGCGCGGAGTCAGCATCGTGAACCGCGTGTTGGTGCCGGTGATCGTCGTGCTGCCCGACGTCAGCACCAGGCTCCCGCGCATGTAGGTCGTCTGCTCGAAGCGCACCGTGAGCGTGCGCCACGTCGCGTCGTCGGTCACGGTCGGCAGGGTGCGCTGATCGATCTCGACGGTGACCATGCCCTCGGGGGTGTACGCCACCAGCGGGTCCGTCGTGCGGAAGCCCAGGTAGGCGCCCGACCCGCCGACGAGGCTCTCGACCCGCCACTCGTCGCCGCCCACGCCGTCGGCCTCGGGGGCCACGACCAACCCGTAGGTCCGCAGGGCCGACCGCGCCGCGGCGAGGATCTCGTCGGACATCATCACGCTGCCCATCGACAGCTCGGCTTGGCCGACCTTGAGGTTCTTCTTCCAGGCGATGCCCTGCCGGTCGATGGTCATGAGGTCCCCAGGATGATGCGCATGCGGTCGCCAGAGCTCCAGGCCCCAGCGGTGCGCGTGGTGGTGATGGTCAGGCCGGTGATGTTGGTGATCGTCGCCCGCTCATAGCCCGAGCTGCTCACCAGCTCGACCACGTCGTCGACCGCGAAGCCAAGCGTGCGCGTGACGTCGAAGGAGATGAGCCCCGCGCCGGCAGACGCGCTCGAGGAGGTCAGCAGCGTGTAGAGCCCGACCCGGTAGGTCAGCTCGGCCGTGCTGATGGGCAGGATGTAGCGCAGGGCCAGCCGCGCGATGTCGCTCGGGGTCAGCAGCAGCGACTGCGCCGGGAACTCGTAGGTCACCCGGTGCGAGGCGCCCTCGGCGTCGAGGTAGATCGGCGTGACGTCGGGAAAGGACACGTCGAGGTACCAGCAGGCCGGCGCGCTGTCGTCGGTCTCGAACACGCTGGCGTTGCAGGTCAGGCGCTCCATCTCGACGATGATGCCCCGGCTGGTGCCGCGCATGGACGCGTTGTCGAGGCGCGACCGCTTCCACGTCTCGAGCTCCCCGTTGCTCTCGCAGCCGCCGCGGAAGACCAGCCGCTCGATGGCTGTCTGGTAGAGCATGGACCGCTGCTCGCGCGAGAAGACCTCGCGAGTCGCGACCACGGCGCCGAAGTCGGCGACAACATCACGGCAGGTGCCGTCCTGCTGCACCGTCAGGTGCGCCCGGGCCGACGTCGCGCTCGACGGGAAGTCGGTCAGCGGTGTGCGGTCGACGATCCGTCCGTCGATCACCAGCAGCACGACGCCATCGGCCTCGGCCCGGAGCTGAACGGTGTGCTCCTGGCCTGCGTTCACCCGCCACTGCCGACCGATGGGCGCCGCGTTGAGCCCATCGGTGAACGCCCAGAAGGCCGCCTCGTTGCGCCACGTGCCTGCGTCGGCCGCGTACAGCGCGACGCGCACGGCTCGCCCGCCGGTGAACAGCTCCAGCAGCGGGCCCAGCTCATCGTCGGCGCCCGGGGTGCCGCTGTGCCAGATGACCGTCGTCTGGATGGTCGACTCGGTCGCGGCTGCGGTGGGCGCCACAGACAGAGCCGGGAAGATGGCCACGGCCCGCTGCAGGTTCACTCCGGCCGCAAAGCGCACGCGCTGCCGCACCAACGAGGCCGTGCCGGTGACGGTCCAGGCCGGGGACTCCGCCGTCGGCGCCCGCAGGCCGGTCAGCTCAAAGCGGCTGACGACCTCCCGGGCCGCCTGCAACTCAAGCCAGGCCTCGCTGAGCGCCGCGTCGACCGTGGAGTAGGCGCCAGCCATGCCGCGCAGCAGCGCGTCCCCGACGTTGCCCCAGGCCTGCTGCATCCGGGCGGGAATGCGCGCGACGAAGCGGTCAAGCAGGAAGCTCTGCGGCTGGAAGGCGTCGACGGACACCCGGGCCGCGGTGATCCGCAGGTCGGCGCCGGTCGCGCTCGCGTCGATGACGCCGACAGTCGCCGAGCCCCAGGGCAGGGTGCTGGCCGCCGCGCGCTCGTAGGCGATCCGCATCAGCTCCCGGCCGTCCACCTCGACGATCCACCACGCCGCGGTCCACTTCCGCACGCGCAGGTCGAACGGTCGGGTGCCGAGCGGATGGGCCACGTTCGCGACGACGTTGCCCGCAGAGTCGACCGCCTGAACGCTGGTGCCGCCGACAACGACGGCGAGCTCGCGCGTGCCGTCGGTCAGGAAAATGCCCACCGGGGGCGCGCCAGAGGCCCAGCCCGCGGCGCTGTACGACGCGAGCTCGACGCGCACCTCGGAGTCAAGGTGCGACGCGCTGGTCACGTTGCCCAGCGCGCGCGTCATCTTCGCGTCGCCCAGGAACTTCAGCGCGGTCGCGGTGAGCGTGATCGACCCCGTGCCGGCGTCCTCGGTCCAGTCCGTGCCGTCGGGGCGGACACCCTTGAGGCGGCTCCAGTCGGCGAAGGTCATGGGGCCTCAGTAGGTCTGCAGGAGAGTGGCGTTGATCTGGTCGCCGCTGGTCGCGTCGATCAGCCACAGCCGGGTCAGCACGGGCAGGCTGTCGGCCGCCACGTCGACGTTGGCGGCGGGCTCGAAGGTCGCGGTCTCCAGCGAGCCAACCCCGGGCGTCTGCCGCACCAGCACAAGCAGATCGGCCTCGTCGACGTCGTCGCCAAACTCGCGCTTGCGGATGTCGAGGAACTCGGCGATGCGGCTGGCCGCCGAGGCGTAGACCTGCCGCAGCGTGAAGCTCGGCCGCAGGGTGATGGTCGCTTTGACCTCCACCGCCGTCATCGTGGCGTTGATGACGTCGATGCCAAGGTGCGAGCGCACCCGAGCCGCGATGAAGTCCTCGAGGGCTGCGAGCCGCGCCGCAGACATCGCCCCGCCGCCGCGCCCGACCACTGCGATCTGCATGACGCCCACAGCGATGGACGTGGTCCGCACGGCGCGCAGGACCTCTTCGTCGCCCACCTGCGCCACCGACTCCACCCAGGCCAGGGTCTCCTGGGCCGCGCCCTGCGTGGTGTTGGCTGCCCGGCGCTTGGCCGCAAAGTCGCTCTCGGTGTCGGCGCCGCCCGTCGCCGCGTTGGGGTTGTTCACCGCGGTGATGGCCGCCACCGCCGGCGACAGGGTGGTCAGCGTGCCCGCAGCGACGTTGCCCGCGGCGCCGGCGGTGGTGCACTCAGCCCAAGCCTTGTCCGCAAGGGCCAGCGCGACGCTCTCGCCGGCGAGCACGGGGTTGGCGTCGCCGACCGACACCGCGTCGAGCAGCTCGAAGGTCTGGTTGCCGCCCGTGACCTGCTGCCCGACGGCAAGCACGCTGCGCAGGATCACCGCGCAGTCGTCTGTGCTCGGGGTGTAGGTTCCGCTGAGCGTGGCAACCTCGAGCTCATCGCCGCCGGCCGGGCCCGTGCCTGAGGTGACGGCGATCACCGTCGCGATCTCGGTCTCGGTGCCGTCCGAGTTGCGCACCCGGATCGACGAGCCCACGCTGAAGTTGGCGCCGTCGCCCGCGGCGATCTCAAGCAGGTCCGTCGCCCCGGACGTGATGTCGATCAGGGGCGTCGTGTAGGGCTGGAAGCAGACGAGCGCCTTGGCGCGCTGGGCGCCGCGCCGGGGCGCCCCGCTCTCGACAAGCACCTGGTCGAGCTGCTCACCGTCGGCCGCCTGCAGGGTGAAGCGCCGCAGCACACCGGTGTAGAGCTGCCCGGTGTAGCCGCCAAGCTGCGCCGACACGTCGAGAAGCGACCGCGCGACGCCGCCCTCACCGAACCACGTCAGCAGCGGCGTCGCGGCCACGGTGCGGCGGATGCCCTCCTGGGCGAGCTCCACCGCGTCAAGCACCCTGGGGAACGCCATCTCAGACTCCGAACGTCAGGGGGCCAGTCGAGTTGATCGCGCGCGCTTCGATGCTCACCACCAGGTCGCCGTCGTTGTGGGTGACGGTGGCCACGGCTGACTCTATCCGGCGGTCCGAGCGCACGAGCGCCTCAATGCGCCTGGACAGGTAGACGAGCCGCACAACGTCCGGCACCGCCTGCGACGCGGTCAGCAGGGCGTCCGCGTTGTCGGCGAGCAGCATCGCCATGCCCTGCTCGAGCACTGCCGGGCCGCTCAGGACCTCAAGGTCGCCCGCGCCGGTCACCCGCAGGGCGGCAGACAGGTCGGCGCCCCACGCCGCCTGCCCTCGGTGCGAGCCGAAGGTCGGCAGGCCGTCAATGGGCTGCGGGCCCAGCGGGCGCGTCACGGGGATGAGCAGCTGCCGGTCCCGCTGCAGAGCCTCGACGGGGGTGAGCCGGTTCAGCGCCAGGATGTCGCCCTCGGCGGCGCCATAGGTCTCAGCGATGCTGGCCAGCGTGTCGGTGGCGATGACGACGTGCACCGTCGTGCCCGACACCGCGGGGCCCAGGATGCCCGCCCGGGCGCCGCCGGTCAGGTAGAGCAGGTACTCGTCGCGGCTCATGCCGAAGAGCGCGCCGGCGGCGAGCTGCCACCGGCAGGCCGAGGCCACTTCGCGCAGCTGGTAGACCTGCTCCACGCGGTCGAGCTCGAGGTTGGTGCCCTCACTTGGCGCGCCTGCGTAGTCCGGGTAGCCGCCGTCGTCGGACGGAGACCGGCCGCCGCGGCCCAGGTCATCCGCTGCGGCGTCAGCGGCCGCCGCGGCCTCGCCGGCCAGGTCAGGGAAGTCCTGCGTGGGGCGCGAGGCCGCGGTCGTCGCTTGCGCACCAGAGCCCGCCGCGGTGCCCGGGCGCGCGGCCGTGCCGTAGGTCGGGGGCCCGGCCATGACCCTGCGGGCAGCCTCGAGCTGCCCCTCGAGCGCGTCGAGCGTCTCCCCAACCAGCGTCTTGACCGGGCCCGCGAGCGCCTTGAAGCTGTCGAGGATGGTCTCCAGCGTGTAGCTTTCGAGCACGTTGTTGACGTTCTTCCACAGCGTCAGCGCCGTGAAGAGCACGTCGAGGATCTTGGTGCCCAGCGAACCCTCGACGATGGGCCCGGCCTCGTCGAGCTGCATCCGGTAGAAGACCGCCCCGGATGCGCCGCCGCGGGCGGCCTGTCGGCCGTCGCTCCACGAGCGCACCACGACCTGAAAGCGCCGCTGGTTCCAGAAGTCCCAGAAGTTGATGTAGGGCGTGGGGCTCAGCTCGGCCACGTACTGGCGCGCCAGCAGCGACACGAACGGGGTGCCGGTCAGGATGTTGATGCAGTCGTCGAACTCGGCCTGCGTCAGCGCCTCGCCCATCTTGACGACCTCGTTGACGAAGCGCTGATGGAGCATGTCGCCGTTGCCGATGTAGGGGCCCAGGCCGCGGGGCTCGACGCCGAAGGTGCCTGCGAGCGAGACCCGCCACGGCGCCCGGCCGCCGCGGGTGCCCGACCAGCCGCCGGCGGTGCGGGTCACCGTCGACATCGAGCCCGTGGCGTAGTCGATGGACGAGGGGCCCTTCACCAGCGGGTGGATGCCCATCGTCTTCGGGATCTGCGAGCCGGTGACGGGGTCGCGAAGAAGGATGCCCACCTCGAACATGAAGATGTTGAGGTTGCCGCCGGTGTTGGCGCCGATGCTCATGTGGCCCTCGTTGCGCGCGTGGAGAGGGTGCCGCCCCCGGCCGCCTGATCGGCCGCGAGCCGGATCAGTGCAGACGCTGTGTCGGGGGTGAGCGTGCCGGCCGCGAGCCCGATGGCCACGACCTCGGTGAACACGCTGATGAGCAGGTCGAACAGCTCAGGCGCGAAGGCCAGTCGATGGCCGCCCGGCCCGCCAAGCTCCACACGGGGCGCGTAGGCCTTGATCGCCTTGCTGGCGTCGAGTCGCACTCCGGCGCCCTGGCCGCCGCCGACCTCGAGGTTGACCGTGCCGGTCGACACGCCAGCGTCGGACTTGAAGTCCAGCGCGAGCTTGAGGTTGTCGCGCGCCGGTGCGTCGCTGGGCTTCTTGGCCAGGCCCGACTCGTCGGTGGAGGGCCGGATCGACCCGAGCACCACCGGTGAGCGCGCCTTGCCGCGGATGAAGCCGACGACGACCAAGTCGCCCTCGACGATGAAGGCCGCCCCCGACGTGCCCAACGGCACCCAGATCCGCGGGAACCACTGCGCGCCGGACGGCTGCACGATGGAGTAGGTGTCCTCATCGAACTGGCCGCCGCTCTCGATGCGCAGCACGCGCCGACCGCCGACCAGCACGATCCGGCCGGTCTCGATGGTCGGAAACGTGCCGCCCTGGCCCATCAGGTCTCCGCGAAGTGCAGGGGGTTCGTCGGCGGGGCGTCGAGAGTGATCTCGACCTTCAGCGCGTCGATGAGCGGCCCGTTGTAGCCCCGGGTGAGCCGCAGCGTGCACTCGTAGGGTGAGCCCACCGACCACGACCACGTCACCTGCGTGCAGTAGAAGTGCACGCCCTCGCGCAGGCCGAAGGTCGCCGCCGGCGGCAGGGGAGGGACCTCCTCAGGCAGGAACACCGGGTCGCCCGGGCGGTAGTTGTCGTTGCCCTCAACGGTGATGGACCCGCTGAGCATGCGCGCCGACGCCCAGTACCAGTTGAACAGGCGGTTGCGGGCGTTCGTGGCCTCGTTGACCAGCTGGCTGTCGTAGGCGGCCGCGCCCTCGGCGCGCTGTGCCAGGTCGCCACCCACAAGGCTCAGGGCGGCGCGGTAGCTGCGCAGGCCGTACCTGCGGGCCGCCCAGGTGTCGACCAGCGGGTAGCTCAGGCCGGCGCCACCAGCGTCGGAGCCCAACAGGTACTCGCTGGTCACGAGGTAGTGCGAGCACACCGACCGGTCGTCGATCCCCAGCGCTGTGCGCCAGATCTGGTCGTTGGTGAACTCGTGGTAGGGCTTGGCCTCGATGAGCGTGACGAGGTCCTCGCGCCCCGAGTAGGCGCTGGTGACGCGTGCGCGCTCGAGCTTGGGGTCGTCGAACGGCTTGGGCCGGATGATGAGCACCGGCTGGCACACCGGATCGAACTTGCCCGGCAGGGTCTCCCGCGGGATGTCGTCGACCCGCAGCTCGAACAGGTCGGCGTCGATCAACGTCTGCAGGAAGCCCCACACCGTGCCCGCGTACTGGTTGAGGCTCTGGTTCCACAGCCGCACGTCGGTCGGGGCGATGAACGTCTCGGCGTCAATGATCTCGGCCGCGCTCGCTGCCGAGCGGGGCGACGTCGGCGCGCCGAACGCGTTCCGGAGCGCAGGGACCTGCAGCGTCGAGCCGAACCGCAGCGCAAAGAGGGCCGCCTGCGACACTTCGGCGCCCAGGAAGGTGAAGCCCTCGTCACCCTCTGCGCCCCGGGCGGGCCCGCGCAGGCCGTAGATCATCTGCAGCAGAGGGTGGTCGCTGCCCAGCGCCGCGGCGATCTTGCGCTCGAAGTCGGCCTGCGTGGGGCCCAGCACCGTGCTCAGCACGATGTGATCGTTCACGAGCAGCTTGCCCATCGTCCGGCCGCTCAGGGTGACGGCCACCGATGCCGTGCCGCTCCCGTTGCGAATGGCCTGCTGCCGCTGCACCTCGACACGGTCGACGAGGCCCAGCGTGATGCCGCCGGGGCGGTCGTAGCCGATGCTGACCACGTCGTTGGGCTGCACGGCCCGCAGCCACCAGGACTGGTCACGGGTCTTGCCCGGCAGATCTGCGGGGCCCGACGTGCGCGGGGCCAAGCGCAGGGTCCAGGTGCCGACGGGGCCGTCCACGTCCTTCTGCACCTGCAGGGCGAGCACCTCGCCGCTGATGTCGACCTTGCCGACGAACGGGTCGGCGGCGAACAGCCAGACGTGGGGGCGACCGAGGTTCAATTGCCGCTCCCGGCCGGGCCAACCCCGGACCCAGGCGTGTTCATGGCGCGCCCGGCGTTGTCTGGCGACTGGCCGAGAATGCCGATCCGCGTGGCGTATTCGGAGGGCGAGAAGTCACGCACCCAAGCTGCGGTCTCGCCTGCTTGGTTGACCATCTCGGGCACCCCGCGCTGGACGCCTTGCGCGGCGCCGCGGAAGAACTCTGGCGCGCCCATGTTGCGGCTCGCCCCTTCAATGGCGCCGGTGAGCTCTTTCAGCGCGCCGACCGCGCCGCTGACCATGCCCGGGATGTCGCTCGCCTTGAAGCCCGTCAGGTTGCCTAGGGTCTTGACGAGGTCCATGACCATGTCCCGCAGGCCCATGATGAGCGTCGTGGCCGGCCCACCGATGGCCATCTGGATCGCCTCGGTCTCGACGGCGAACCCTTCACCAGCGCCGATGCGCCCGGGGGCCCGGCCAAGGCCCGCGAACCCGCTCTTGCCGTAGGTCGCGCGCTCGCCCTGGTCGAGGCTGCCCATGAACGCGCGCAGAGCCTCGGGGTCGCCCTCGCCGATGACCCCTTGCAGCTGCGCAAGGCCCTCCGCCGTCCCGAAGCGGTCGACCATGGCCTCGAGCTCGTGCGCCTTGAGCGCGCCGCCCGTGGCGCTTTTGAGCGCCTGGAAGGTCGCCGTCCGGCCAAGCCCCATGCGCTGGAAGCCGGCGAACATGTCGGCGATGTTGCGCGGGTCGTAGGCGCCGGCCTCCAGACGCTTCTGGGCCTCGATGTAGCCGGGCCCGCCCTCTTCGCCGTAGCCCATCATCCGCAGCCGGAAGACGTCGGTGGCTGGGTTGCGCATGCCCTCGGACAGGCGCCCGAGCAGCTCGGCTGCCGAGCGTCCGCGCCCCCGCTCGTCGCCGGGGCCGAACGCCATCCCGGGGATCTGCGTCAGGGCGGCGAGCTGATCCAGGTCAGCGCGACCGGTCTGCCGGAACATGGCCTCGGCCAACGTCGTCTGCGACTCCAAGAACTCGCCCAGGCGGCCCTGGCCCATGCCCTGCAGCGAGGCCCGGCCGGCCATGCGGGCCATCTCCGAGCTGGTCAACTGCCCGCCCGACAGGTTGCCGATGCGCCCCAACGTGGCCGCGGCGGTCTGCGGGTCCAGGCCGCGGTCGCGGGCGAACCCGACGATGCGGTTGTAGTCGCCGCGGGTCACCTGGTCGGTTTGCCGGCCGAGAGCCTCGACGATGGCGGCGTTCTTGCTGATCGTGTAGCCGTAGCTGTAGCCGAAGGTCGCGACCTCGCTGCCGGTCTCGCGGAACTGGCGCCCCAGCTGCGTGACGGTGCCCGACAGCTCCATGAACTTCGAGGCCGCTGACGACAGGATGCCGATCAGGCTGGTGCCCAGGCCGAAGCCTGCGGCGGCCGCGGCGCCCTGCGCCAAGCTCGACGCCGTGTCGCGCCAGCCCGAGCCCTCTCGCTGCGGCGCCTGGGGCCGCCCCAGGCTGCCACCCTGGCCGCCCTGGGCCGGCGCGGGGCCCGGCGCCGGAGCGCCGCCCTGTGGGCCGCCAGCGCCGGGAGGCGGGGGGCCAAGGCCGCCACCGGCCGGCGGCGGGGTGCCTGGCGGCGCCGGCGGCGCGGCCGAGGGGGACGGCGGGGCGCCTGCGTTGGCGCCTCCGCCCACAGCGCCCGCGCCGCCCGGGGCGCCCGCCAGAGAGGCCAGGGCCATGCTCAGCGCGTCGGTGTCCGCCTTGGCGCCGCGCAGCTCGGCACGGAGCGCCTGCAAGCCCGCCAGCTCGGCCTGTGTGCGGATCTTCAGGGTGGTCTCACCCATGCGCCCTCCCGAGGCTCAGCCGCGGCGCCTTGGGCGGCGCAGGCTCTGCTGGGGCAGCACCTATCGCGCGCAGGCGCGCCAAGGTCGCCGGGTCGCTGAGCCAGGCCTGCGCGTTCGACGTCATCTCCGCCTGCGCCTGCTTGTTGGTGGCGATCTTCCACACGTCCGAGAGGCCCGGGTTGCGCCGGAGCATCTCCCGCTCGTCAGCCAAGCGGTCGGCGTAAAGGTCCACCAGCATGTCGGTCTCGGTGAGATCCAACAGCGCAGGGTCGGCCGCAGAGAGGTTCCACCGCCGCCTGTAGGCGAAGCGCAGCGAGCTCGCCCGCTCGCGCGCCTGCTCGATCAGCCAAGCGTCCTTGCCGCCCTCCAGGTCCGGCAAAGGGCCGGCGACGCTCAGCGCCCGGAGGACAGCGCTTTTCCCGCGCGGAAGTCGACCACAGCCTCGTCGTAGGCGGCCTGCAGGGCGTCAATGGCAGCGTCACCCGCCACCACGCCGTCGAGCTTGCGCCAGGACTCAGGCCCGCGCAGGAAGCACGCGTTCCAGCGCCCCACCCACTCAGCCCGCTGAACGCTCGCCCGGGCGCGCAGGAACGCGTCCTTGAGCGGGCTGTTCAGTCGGCGGAACACCTCGTCACGCGCGGCCTCGCGCTCGTCGTCGGGGATGCCGGGGCCGGCCTCCTCGTCGCACTCCTGCGCCACCGCGGAGTACAGGTCGCGCACAGCCGCAGCCAGCTCGGCCTGCTCACGGAAGCCGCCGAGGAAGGCGGTCATCGCGCGCTCGGCCGCGGCCTGCTGCCGCACGGTGGGGTCGCCCTCGAGCACAACCTCGAGGGCCTCGGCCGGGTCGGTCGACCACCCACCGCCTGCGGTGACGAAGTGCGCCACGCCGTCGACGATGCGCGTGCCGCGCACCTTGACCGGGAAGCTCACGAGCCCGCCAGGGCGGCCCACTCGGCGCCGTTGTAGGCGCGCGAGAAGACCATGCTGAGGTTCGTGGTCATCGCGCCGCGGGCCCCGTGGCTGTCGCTGACGCCGGTGATCCGCGCCTTGGTGAGCACCCGCAGGGGGGTGCCCGCGCCGGCGCGCCCGGGGGCGATGCGCTCGATCACGGTGTAGCTCTTGCCGATGAAGCTCTGGCGGGTCGGGATCGACTCCGCCCAGGCGGGGGTGAAGAAGGCCGAGATGTCGGCCCGGCCGGTGTGCCGGTCCTGCACGAACTCGTCAACACCGTCGTTGCCGGCCTCTTCGACGGGGGTGACGGCGAACTCTTGGGTGAGGTTCATCGAGCTCGCGGCGCCGATGATGGGCGCGCCCGGGTCCGCTGCGTCGAAGATGAGGATCTCGACGCCGGCGCCGGACTGCTTCTCGCGGAACTCCGGCAGGGCCTGGAAGTCGCTGTAGGACATGTCACACCAGCAGGTTGAGGGTGGAGCCGATGAAGTCGACGGTCTTCGGCGGCGAGCCGGTCCAGGTCACGTTGTAGCCGGCGCCCGAGGCGTCCTCGGTCACCGTCAGCACCCGGCCGGTGCCGGCCCGCAGCCAGCCGCGGTCGGCGATCTGGCCGAGCTTGGCCACCATCACCGACCGGATGCTGTCCGGGTCCACGCCGTCGGCGCCCTGCTGCGCACCCAGCGCATCGAGCATGGCCGCGTCGACCGCGTCGGCGAGGTCCCGCTGCATCACGAGGCAGCTCGCGTTGGCCGCGGTGTCCCAGGCCTGCAGGTTGGTCTGGTAGGTGCTCAGGCCCTGCTGGATGACGTAGCGCTTCTCCCGGTCGTACCGCAGGCGGTTGGTGACCACGCCCGCGCGGGTGAGCGACGTCAGCTCACCGAGCCCGTCCTCATTCCAGGTGACCTCGCTCGGCTCGATGGGGTAGGCGTCGCCGGTCAGGTTGTGGGCGACACCGCCCGCGCACCGCGCGCCCCAGACGAAGGCGGCCCGGGTCAGGTGCGCGCCCAGGTAGCCCATGCCGTTGGCCACCAGACAGAAGTCCTGGCTGTTGAGCGCCCGCGCCCGGAAGACCGGGGACGTGGAGTCGCTGGCCGAGACCACGACGTCGCCCCAGCCGCAGCCCGCGGTGACGTTGACCGGCCGGCGCCGGCTGCGCATGGAGCGGGCCCAGGTCGCGAACGACGCGTGCGCCGTCGTCGAGCTCGTGGCGATGAAGAACGCCCGCATGAGGCGGCCCTCGGCGAGGGCAAAGTCGTCGTACATGCCCGCGTCGAGCAGGCTGATCAGGTCGGCGTAGTCGGTGGCGGTCGCGGCCGGGCTCTCGCCCGGGGTGACGGTACCCCACGTGCTGATCTGCTTGAGCGGGGTCGCGCTCGACAGGTAGGCCACCGGCGCGGCGCCCGTGTAGGTGCCGGTCTTGGTGCAGTCGATCAGCCTGGACGTGTAGCGCGCCCAGGTGAAGAACTGCGCCGTGGTCGTGATGCCGGTCGCGGTCTCGCTGGCGGTCGTGTCGTACACCACCGCGTAGGGGAAGTCGGCCAGGGTCAGCGTCACGGTCACGCTCGACGCGAGGTCGATCCAGTACCGCTTCTGCCCGTTGGCCAGCGTCTCCTCGCCGGAGCCCGACACGACGGCGGCCACGTTGTTCGTGTCGTTGTCGCCGAGCTCCATCGCGAGGCCGGGCACGGCCCAGCTGTTGTCGGCCACGTAGATCCGCGTGCCGGAGCTGAACGCCTCGGTCACCGCGGTGAAGCGCTTCAGCGGAATGACCTCAACCGCCCCGCCCGACGTCCACTTCAGCTTCATGAACGTCGGGGGCGCCCCGAACAGGCGCGGAAACACGTTCAGCTCGGCGACCGGGCCCGTGCTCGGGCACACCACGTTGCCGCGCACCAGCGCCGAGGCGTTGATGAAGAACGACCCCTCATGTCCAGCCCGCGCGGCCCACTCGGCGGCCTGGACGGCCTCAGCGTCCCGCGCCTGGCCCATCACCGACGCGGCCGTGGTGTTGGTGCCGAAGAAGGTCCAGGGCGCAAAGCTCTCGTGAGCCTCCCGCTCGGCCTTGGCCGTGTACGGGATGCCCTGGGGCGCGCTGCCGACCAGGATCGGCGTGTGGAACTCGGGCAGCGGGGTCGGGGTCCCGCTCACCGCTCGCACCAGGCTGTAGACGCCCGGAACGTAGACCTCAGCGCCATCCGGGGTAGTGAACAAGGGCATGGGGGCCTCTCAGTAGAAGGTGCCAGGGAGGACTTGGAACCCGCCGGGCTTCGGGCCGATGCGGTCGGTGTAGGTCACAGCATAGCGCGCCGAGACCTTGAGCACCGGCACCGACGCTATTGCCGGCTGCATCTGCGGGGATGGGGCGATGCCGCCATGGGACATGTCGAGCGCCAGCAGGCCGAGCGTGTCGATCAGCCAGCCCTTGCGCTCAAACAGCACCCGGTGCGCCGCGGCGTGGAGCGCCTCGGCGAGCTCACCGCTCAGCGACCACACGGCGATCTCGACGCTTTCGGCGATGATGCCGGCCCGCACGCGGTGCTCGATCACCGGGGCCAGCCGCACGGACTCGTAGCCGTCCGGCGCGGGCCCGATGAACTCCTGCTCGGTGCCGTCGGGCATGACCGCCACCGCCGGCCGGAGCTGCTGCGTGCTCGAGTACAGGTGGTCGGCCGCGGTGGCCTCGTCGGGCTGCTCGCCGCCGGTCATGACGTTGATCGACAGCGCGGGCATCTGCGCGTCGCCAGCCGGGTAGGCCGACACGATGCGCAGGCGCTGGTCGGTGCTGAGCACGCACGCCTTCAGCTTGGTGCGCAGCTCGGCCGCACGCTCTGCGTAGTCCGGGGTGCGCAGGCGGGTCTGCTCGGTCAGCAGCTCGATCAGCGCGGCGTCGTCGTTCACCAGCTCGACAAGGCCGCGCCAGAGCACATCGCGGAGCGCGCGAGACAGGGTCCCGAGCGAGCGGGCGCCGTTGGGTCGAACGGTCATCGCGAGCCCCCAGGGGCGGCCGAGGGGTCGATCACGGACATAACGGCCTGCGAGAACAGCTCGCCCAGCTCGGGTCCGCTGTCGATGGCGGCCGCCGTGCGCGCCGCGACGTAGTAGCCGGTCATCGCGGGGATGTTCCACCCGTCGCTGTCGGGCGTGAGGGTGCGGATCGTCAGGTAGCGCGTGTGGCCCGGGCCGCCGGTCTTGATCATCCCCTCGAAGCGGCTGGTCTTCCACTCGGGGTTGACGAGGTCCTTGCCGCGGCGGCCGGCGGCGACCACGCGGGCGCCCCGGCGCTCTTGCACCAGCTGCCCGGTGTGCGGGTCCGGCGCGAATGACGTCGAGGTCTGGCCCCGCCGCATGCGCGTCTCGGTGCCGCCCTTGCCGAGGTCCTCGGTCCGGTAGGTGTCCCGCTGCAGGAATCGGCCCTGGCCGCCGCCGGCCGGCGCCGGCGCGCGCACGGGGCCGCGGTTGTTGGCCACCCGCCAGACCTGCCGCTTGGCCTGCTCGTACACCGCCTGCGGCATCTGCGCCTTGGAGGCAGACTTGGTCATGCCGCCACCGGGCTGACCTGGCACGGTGTGGCGGAAGGGGATGTGCAGGTAGGGCCGGCCCGACTCGCCGATCTTGATGCTGCCCCCGGTGTTACCCCAGTCGATCTTGTCGGCCAGCCGGAACGCGCCGTGGCCCTCTTCGACGATGGAGGCATGGGGTGCGGTGTTGGTGACCATCAGCTCCACACCCACGCCCACGCCGCCGTCGGGCATGCGGGTGACCTCGACGCGGCCCTCGTCGGTGATGCCGTTGCGGTACTCGCCGGTGTCGAACGCGCCGAGCTCGATGGCAGCCAGGCCCCACACCTGCTTGACGTACTCGCCCGCCAACAGCGCGCCCCGCTCGAGCGCGGCCGAGAGCCGGCCAGCGTCGAGGTCCATGTCCAGGGGCGCGCCCTCGATCCGCACGTCGCTCAGCAGAGGCATCAGCGCAGACCCTCCTCGCCCCAGCGGTCCAGGCGGTGTAGTTGCGCGTGGTAGGGCATCGACGCTCCGGCCTCCATCCGCGCCCGGGGCGCGCTCTCGGCGACCATGTAGACCGCCTGCGCGCGGTAGCGCAGGGACACGGCGCGGCCACGCTCGGGGCCCTGGCCCGGCCTCCAGACGATGTAGGTCTGGCGGTCGACCCGCTCAAGCGTGAAGTGCACGCCCTGCCGCAGCTCAATGGCGCCGGTCGGCCCGCGCACCGCGCAAAACTCGACCGCCAGGACGTTCGGGTAGAGCAGGCGGTCGCGCTCGGGCTCAACCGCCCGCGGGGGCGGCTCGGGGCCCCAGTCCATCTCGGACCGGTCAGCGAGATCGGGCATGCCGCCGCGGTAGAGCAACTGCGCGACCACGTGCTCCTCACCCTCTGGCCAGAGCTGATCGCCGCGCCCAGGGATGAGCGGCACGTCCTCGCTGATGGACGACTGGAAGGTGGCCGACAGGTGGCCCGTGGTCATCTGCCCAACCGACAGAGCGCGCGTGCTGGCGTCCCGGGACGTCAGCAGCACGGTCGTGTGCACGTCGAGGCTCGACGGGTACAGCAGGCCCGTGCCGAAGCAGTCGGGGCAGTCGACGGCGGCCTGCTCGCTCGCCGCGCGGCGGCAGGGGCAGACCATCGCCCGACGCAGGCGCCCGCAGGTGCCGTGCTGGGCGATGAAGCTGTCGAACTCTTCTGGATCGAAGTGCACCGGCGTGAAGCTGGTCGCCTTCGCGAACAGCTCGTCAACGCTCGGCAGCCCGCGCTGGCTCATCGCAGGCTCCGCGTGCTCATCGCGATCACGCGCATGGGGTTCTTGTAGGCCCGCAGCGCCTTCCAGTCGATAGAGTCGGCGGCCTCTTTGTAGACGGCCTCCAGCGCGCTGTTGAGGCCGTACATGGCGCTTGCGGTGGTCGAGAACGACTTGCTCAGCCCGTCCACCGACAGCGAGGCTGACGCGATGCCGCCACCCGACGCCGTGCCGGCAAGGCTCAGCAGGCGCACGCCGGCCGTGAGCCCGATCCAGTCGGCGATGGCGAGCTCAATGCGCCCGGGCATGTCCTTGCCGTCGTACTTGGCCCAGGGCCCGCAGGTGAAGTCGCAGCGCCAGAACCCCGGGATGGGTCGGTTCTGCGCCAGAACGGCCGGGCCGACGGCGCCGAACGCCACCGACAGGCTGCGCAGCTCGGTCGGTGTGACCGACACCTCGCCGCGCTGGCCGTCGACGATGTCGATGTGCACCCCGGTCGTCTCGGGGGTCCAGTCGAGCACCACGTTGCCCCACGCGACCCCGCGGATGCGCTCCACGCTGAGCAGCGAGGGCGGCAGGTCCAGGCGGATGAAGTCGCGGGACGTCGCGGGGTTGAAGGCGATGGGCTCGCTGCGCAGGTCATAGTCCCGCTGCAGGACGAAGCCGTCCTCGGTCGGCATGCCCTTGTAGCGGCGGATGGCCATGCTGATGCCGAGCTTGATCTCGGCGTCGGACAGCGCCGACCGCAGGTGCCACGCGATCACGTCGAGGGGGATGCCCTCGACGAGTCGCTTGAGGTCCTCGAGGTCGCGCTCGGTGCCGCCGCACCGGCGGATGGCCGCTTTGAGGTCCACGGAGCCGCCGAGAGCGACGCCCCACGCGTACCGCTTTCGCCAGAGGGCCGGATCGATGGCCTCGGCGACCGAGCAGGTGGTGCCCAGGCAGCGATAGGACGGGGGGTCGTCGGTCCCGATGGTCACAGTGTCCTCAGAGCCGGCGGAGGTAGACGGTGGTCCGCTGCGTGTTCAGCGCGCCGCCGCTGCCGCTGGTGCCGCTGATGCGCAGGCGGTCGCCGGCGGCCAGCGTGTGCTTGGTGTCGTCGATGGCCGCGTCGACCTCGGTGCCGACCGCGGTCTTCACGTCGGTCGCCGCCGTCTGGATGGTAGCGAAGGTGGTCGGGGTGGCCAGCGCGGCCTTGTGCAGCGCCATGGTGCCGGTGGCGCCGGCAGCGGTCATTGCAGAGTGGTGGACCTTCACCACCTCACAGGCGAACGGCACCAGGTACGAGGGCCCGGTGGTCGTGGTGCCAGCCGAGGCGTCGGCGCCGTGCAGCTCGAGCGGGATGATGCCGGCCTGCTCGTCGAACCGGTTCAGGTCGATGCCGATGGTGTTGAGCGCGGCGCGCGCCAGGGCGGCCATCGCCGAGGTGAAGCGGAGGGTGACGTTGCTGAAGAAGACCGGGGGCACAACGGCGGCCATGATGGACCTCAGGGGTATAGGTTGTCGAACAGGGACTTCAGCTGCAGCTTGGCGGTCTCGTCATCGTCCGACAGCGGCGGCAGCTTGTTGCGCTGCAGGGCGGCCTGCACCTTCGCCAGCGACGGGCGGGGGCCTCGGCCGCTCCACAGGTTCTTGAGGGTGTTGACGGCCTCCTCAGTGGCCTCGTAGCGCATGGCCTCAGGCAGGGTGATGGCCCCGCGCTTGACCGGCGCCGGCGCGGCCTCCTCGGCGGCCGCCACGATGGCAGCGACCTCCTCGATCACCACGACCGGGTCGGCCGCGGCGGCGGGCTGCACCTTCGGCTGCACGGCGGGCTGCTTGAAGTTGGGCGGGGGCGCCCAACCCGGCACCTGCCAGGGCCACAGGGTGGCGACCACACCGCCCCAGCCCTCGGGCGCCGGGGCCATGACCATCTGGCCAAGGTTCAGGCCCGTGGTCGCGCTCACCCCGCCTGCGGGCCCGGGATCGCCGTGGGCGCCCGTGCCGACAAGGTCCTCGGCGAACCAGCCGTTGGCCAGCGCGAGGTCTGCAGGCGTGGTCGACACGACAGGCCGGGCCGCGGCCGGGCGCGACACCGGGGCATCGACGGCCAGCGGCTTGCGGTCGAACATCTTGTCGTCGACGAGGCGGTACGACGGATGCCCGGCCGCGCGCTGCTTGACCTCGGCCTCGGCGCCGGCCGGGACCTCCGCGACGAGGCGAGCCATGCCGCGGCGGTCCAGGAGGAGGGCGAACTCGAGCGCAACCGAGCCCAGCGACGTGCGAAACTCGGTGGACCGGACGCCCGGGGGTTGGATGCGCTCGACGAACATCAGTAGCTCCGACGGCCAACGTTGGTGAACACGTAGTTCTTGCGCGGGTCGCGCACCTCGACGCCGTAGACCGACGCGAGGAGCTGCCGGCTGACCACGAAGCCGAGCTTGGCCAGGTCCATGGTCATGAGCTGCGGGCCCAGGTGGGCCAGCGCGACCGTGTTCATGGGGGCGTCAGCCATCTGCGCGAAGGCGGCGCGGCGCTGCCAGGCGGCGTCGTAGGCCTCGGCCGAGGGGTTGGCCAGGGCGTTGACGGCCGGGCTGACGATCCGCAGGGCGAACGCGGTGGACAGGCCGGGGCGCACGTAGTTGAGGTCGTCGAAGGTCACCGACGCGGCGCTCGGCACGCGGACCTCGCCGATCAGCTGCGCGGCGGTCGTGGCGCCATCGCCGCTCGCCGGGGCGCTGCCGCGGTAGATGCGGAAGCTCTCCACGTTGGAAGCGCCGGGGGTGATGGTCAGGCGCGCGCGCTCGCCCACCGCCACGGCCTGGTGACCCGACGAGGGCACGCGGACGCCGGCGCCCTCGCGCTCGCCGACGACGGGGGTGACGACCCAGTAGAAGTCGCCGGCGCCGCCCGGGTTGCTGTCGAAGCGCGAGTTCGAGTCGCTCGAGGCAGCCACGCTCGCGATGGGGACGGTGATGGGCGCGCCGTCCTCGAGCTCGTCGGTGTAGAAGGGCTGCGCGAACGACGGGTCCAGGGTGTTGTCGGTGAGGAACGCCACCCGGTTGCCGTTGGTCTGGACGCCCGCGACCATCTGGCCCATGAACATGGGCGACAGGCCGGCGGGGATCTCGAGGCGGGCCGCGCCGTCCAGCGAGCTCTCGAAGTCCGCGCGGGTGAGCGCGTCCATGAAGATGCTGTTGATGCTGCCGAACGCGCGGATACCGCCCGCGACGACGTTGCGGATGTTGATCAGCGACAGGGGCAGGCCCCGCATGTCGATGATGTGCGACTGGCCGTCGACACCGGTGCCGGAGGTGCCGTCGGTGCCCTCGCGGATCTGCTGCTGCAGGCCAGCCACGCGCAAGCCCGCGGTCAGGCTGCGGGTCTTGCTGTCGTCGCTGAAGTAGATGTTGCGGGCCTTCTTCCGCAGCATCAGGTTGAGGGTCGCCGCCAGTTGGAAGGCCGCCGGGGAGCCGCTCCCCATGACGCTGACCATCTTCTGCAGCTCGGCGAGCTGCGTGGTGCTGCTCTCCTCGCCCTGCAGCTTGAGGTTCACCGTCTTCTTGTCGGTCGACGGGGTGTTGCGGTTGGCCGACCCGGTCTCGCTGAAGAAGCCGTTGCCCTTGGCGTTGCCGTAGCTGAGCACCCGCGCGTACTCGTGGACGACCTTGGTCGCCTGGACGCTCGGGATGCACTTCAGCAGGGTGAGCTCGTTGGGGCTGTTCTGGTCCCACTGGGTGTTGAACGCGACCTCCTCAAGGCTCTGGGGGACGACGCTGCTGATGCCGTCCGACGTGGTGGCCTTGGCGAGGGCGGTCCAGTCCTGGGTCTCGAGCTGGGCGAGGATCTGTGCGGCGGTGATCATGATGGGCCTCCTCAGGCCTTGAGGGACTTGTTGAGGGCCTCGCGGATCGCCGCGTCCGTCGCGGCGTCAGCGGAGAAGACCCCGTTGAACTTGAACTTGACGGCTGCGTCGGGCGACAACACGCCCTGCTCGACACCCTTGCGCAGGTCTTCGTCGCTGAAGGCAGCGGGCGCAGACTTGCCCTCGGTGCCCATGCGGGCCGCGGCCGCCGCGGGGGACGACTGCAGCGAGGTGCCGGCCGGGACGCCGGCGGGGCGCGTGGTCATCGACTTGACCAGCGGATCGACGATGCTCTCGCCGAGCTTGGCCAGCGCGAGGTGGCCCGCGCCGACCAGGGTCTGCAGCGCTGCGTTCTCGGCGCGCACAACCTGAAGCTCGGCACGAATGACGGCGATGTCGGCCGCGTTGGTGGCAGAGGCGTCGGTGACGCTCTTGGCGAGAGCTTGCAGGCTGGCCGTGAGGTTGGCCACAAGCTCGGTGGCGTCGACATAGGCCTGGCCGTCGGCGCCCTTCTCGAGGTCATCGTAGCCGGCCTCGCTGCCGGGTTTCTCCATGTCCTCGTCGGACTTGGCGTCGCCCTCCTCCTTCTCGACGTCAGGCATCTCCTTGCCCTCGTCGCCCTTGTCGTCGGACTTGGCCTTGTCGTCGGCGTCGTCGCTGTCCTTGTTCTTGGCCATGTCCTCGGTCTTGTCCTCGGCCTTGCCGAGTTTCAGCAGGCCGAGCATGTCGCCCAGGCCCTGCTTGAGGCCGGCGCCAAGCTCGCGGCCGATGAGGGCGAGGCCGGAGCGCTCAAGCTCCGTGGGGGTGATGTCAGGCATGGACGGCTCCGGCCGCGACGATGGCCGCGGCAATCTCAGGGGTGTAGCCCCGCGTTTCAGCCAACAGCCGGGCCACCTCGGCTCGGCGAAGAGGATCGGCCAGCTCGGCCCGACTCAGCGGCGTGTCAAGCGTCAGCCGGCGAGACAGCGCGAGCGGCTGGGCGGTCGCCTGGGGGTTCATCGGGATGGAGCACACCGCGGCCTGCGTGATCCGCGCACCGACGATGGTGTTGTTCCGCACCTTCGACTGGCCGTGCGCCGAGAAGCCGATGCCGCGACCCAGGGCCTCAATGGACTTGGCGAGGCCCCAGTACATGGACGCGCGGCCGAGCTCAGCCTCGGTGGGTCGCAGCGGCGCCGAGGGCTGCGGGATGGCGCCCCAGATGTCCGCCGGACGCCCCTTGGCGAACTGCTCCCAGGACGCCGGGTCGTCGCCGTCGAAGAGGTGACCCTCGGTCCACAGGCCGACCTTGCCGTGCTCCCGGGCGAGCGGATGGTCGGGCCCGCAGAACTCCAAGAAGGTCGGCACGCCCACGAACGTAGGCCGGTGCTCGTCGTTCCAGAGGCCCCAGCCGATGTAGGGCGCGAGGTCGACGGCGTCGACGCTGCCGCTGGCGAGGAAGACCTGCCCCTCGCGGTCGGACACCGGCCGCAGGCTGCCGTCGGCCATGATCTCGTGCGAGGTCGCCAGCCAACCGCCAAGGGGCCGCGTGGGGGTCCACGAGGCCTTGCGCAGGTCCATGAGGGCGGCGGACTTCAAGCGTGGACCCCAAAACGACGAAGGCCCACCGGCCGCCCGTAGGCGGTCGTGGGCCGTTGCTCTCGGTGGAGCGGCTGCTGCTGCCAGACTACGGCGTGCCCGTCGGCCTGTCAACCCCAACGCGCACCACAAGGCGCCTGCGGGGCGTAGGCGCGGCCGGCGCCGGCGGCATAGTCAGGGCCAGGAAGGGCAGCGGAACGACCTCAGAGCACCTGTCGCCGGGGCACCGCAGGCTCATGGAGCCGTCGGCCTCCACGCGCAGCATGGCGCCCGCGAAGGTGAGCTGACCCGACCGCACGGCCGAGATGGGCGTGCTGCAGCGGGGGCAGCGTAGGCGGAAGGGGTCGTCCACGTGGCCTCGCGGGCGCAGGCTATCGCGAGACGTCAGCCGATGTGGCGGATGTCGGGCCAGATCAGCGCCGCCCGGCGGTAGGTCGCCGGCCACCAGCGTTGCAGCCACTGGAAGTGCAACTCGGCCATGTAGGTGTCGAGCCCGACGACGAACCACGAGTGCCGCATGGCCAACGCGTCGGCGCCGATGTCGATGCAGCCGTAGACCGGGTGCAGCGGCACCTTGTTGGCCCACAACATTGCGTGCACGTCCAGCGCGGTCCACGCCCGCAGAGGCGCGGCGCGCCAGGTGCCGTCGGCGATCTGGTAGAACGCGCCGCGCGACCACAGCAGCATGCGGCGGCGCTTGTTCTCCTCGGCGCGCAGGCCCCAGAACATCGAACGCCCCGCGCGTGTGCGGTTGGCGGCATCGAACCAGGGCCCGGACAGCGCGCCGCGGCGCTGGTCATCGGTGGAGCCGTCGAGCGGCCGCGAGGTGTCGATCTGCACCCACGGCAGCTCCAGCGAGCATTCGACCTCGAGCGCAACACGCTGCAGGTAGGTCTCCTCTCCCTCCCAGCACAGATCGTCGCGCAGCGACAGCAGCGGCACCCGAACGCCGGCCTCTCGCAGGATCAGCGCCAGCGCCGTCGAGTCCTTGCCGCCGGACACGCTGGCCTGCCAGGCGTCTGCTCGGGTCATGGCTGAGCGGACCACGTCAACGGCCTCGGCGCGGCGCCGGGCGAACTCGCGGCTGTTCGCGTGAAGCATCACCTGCCGCGCCGGGTAGCGAACGCCCCAGTCGTCGCGGTCGGGCATCGGGCCGTCCCACCAGCCCTCAAGCGCCTCACGCCGCATGCAGCACGCCCCACCCTTCGCTCCGATGGGCCCCCAGCGCAGTGTGCGGCGGCAGCACGGCGTTGCAGACGAAGTCGCAGACGAAGCCCACGGCGCGCGCGCCTTGGCCGCGGGCTGGCCGCTCGAAGGACACCGGCACCAGCCGCAGCGTCGACGAGTCGATGACGACGTGGGGCACGATGGACTGCCGCAGCACGCCGAGCTCGCCCAACAGCGTCACCACCGCGGCCGACAGGTAGTGCCCAGCCCAGGCCAGCTCGAGCATGTCGTTGCCGCGCGGGCGCCGCTGATCCACGACGCTGCTCGGGAAGATCGGCGACCGCAGGCTGTAGCGCCGCCAGGACTTGCCCAGGTACTGCGCGTCGGTCTCGCCGACCTCAAGCTCGCACCCGCGCACCTCGAGGACCTCGCCGGCCGGCAGGCGCAGAGCGCGCACCCGGCCCAACAGCGCGGCGTTGGTCGCGGCCCGCGGCCCGACGAAGTACAGCTCGGGCACGTCAAACACGCGGTAGTGCACCTCGGACGGGCGCGCCGACGACTGCGCATCGTCGCCGTGGTTGTGCCACGACACGGACGCGCCGCAGAGGTCCTCGATCTGCTTGACGACCGCGCCGCGCAGGATGCGCGCCGGTTTGCGCCGCCAGTCGCAGTCGAGCCGCGCCAGCGCCCAAGGGGTGCGGCGCACCCAGGGGTAGCCCTCGACCTCGGCGCCGAGCGGCGGCAGCTCGGGCGTCACCGCGACACCGTCTGCCAGCACGCCACCGCGCGCCCCACCTGGTGGTAGGGCGGCCGGGTTGGCACGAAGGTTTGCCGCACGCGCCCACGGGGCAACTCCGCCACCGCGTCGACCGGCAGGTGCCGCAGGCGCACCTCAGCGGCGTAGGCCGCAAGCTCAGGCCCGCCCGGGTCGTCGATGACCTCCCAGCGGCGCACCCAGCCCCACCCGTGCGTGCGGCGGGCTCCGATGCCGTCGATGTAGCTGAGCGCCGTCGCAATGGCCTCGGGATCACCGATGCACGTCCACGACACCTCGTTCATCTCCACCCGCGAGTAGAGCGGCACCCGGAGGCTCTTGTCCGGGCCGGCGCCGCTGTCGATGTTGCGCACGCCGTCGAGCAGCTCGGCGATGTGCCCCGCGTGCCGGCGGTGCGCGTAGCTGAGCGCCTCCATGCCGTGGAGCACCGCCTGCGACGCGGCCCACCACCAATCGCCCCCGGCCTCGACCCGGGCGAGCGGCAGGGGCAGCGCGTCGGCCTCGTCGAGGTCCATGATGCCGCCCGGCAAGTTGTGGCAGGCCACCTGCGCCACGCCGGCGAGAAGCAGCCCGTCGAGCATCGGCGGCACCTTGAGCAGCGCGGGCTGCGCAAGGTGCGCGGTGACCCTGAGCTTTCTCACAGGTTCAGCTCCTTGCGGATCTGCTCCGCGTTGGCCCGCACGTGCTCCGCGTAGGCCGTGGCAAAGGCCTCGGCCGACGGGTCGATGCTCTCGGCGTGCTCGAGGGCCTCGGCGGACGCGACCGTGACCGGCACCGGGCCGCCCACGCCCCGGGTGCGGCTGGCGACGGCGATCCGCACCGCGCACTGACCGTGCCCCTTCGAGGACGCCCCGCCCAGGTGCGCCCCGCTCGAGATCCAGCGTGTCAGCGCGAGCATCAGGCAGGCGGCTTCGTTGTCGGTGGCGTCGGTGAGCCGGATGGTGCACACCATCGGCGTTCCGGGCGCGATGGCTTGGAACGCGTGGGGCATGCTCTCGTTGGCCTCGCGGCGCTCATCCTTGCCAGCCGCCTTGCCCTTCCGGGCCGCGGCCGCGTCCTCGATCTGCCGGAGCTCGGCCGGGGGCAGCAGCGCCGCGGCGTGCGAGGTCTTCAGGTCGTGCCGGTAGTAGGTGATCGGCGTGGGGCTCTCGATCAGGTGGTGCGGCAGAGGCGGCTGGCCACCGAACAGCAGAGGCTTGAGCCCGGCGGCGCCGACGTCGATCAGGCCGCTGCCCACCGTCAGGTCGGTGTAGGGCATGACCGTCGAGACCTGCACACGGCCGCGCATGATCATCGCGCCATCCATCGCGCCAAAGACGCTGAGCACGGGCAGCAGGTCGCGCATGCGCCGGGCCTCGTCGAGGTTGGCCACGCGGTCGCTGCCCTCCATTTTGCCGCCCTTGAACAGCAGGCGCAGGCCGTCGCGGTTGACCTCGGAGATGCCTGCGAGCTGCAAGAACAGCAGGCCCGCGTGCTCGCGCAGGGTGGCCTTCATCGCGGCGCCGGACACGCAGGCGACGTCCTCCTGGCCCCAGCGGCCGTCGCGACAGACGTTGAGCGTTCGGCGGTGCAGCTCTTGCTCGTTGCCGTTGTTGCCGGCCCCATGGGTCAGGGCCGTGCGGGGCGTGATCTCGAGCACGAAGGTGTAGCTGTGGCGGGTCATTCGGTCTCCTTGGCGTAGGCGCGGACCTGCCGCAGCCAGTCGATGAGCAAGCCGGTGGCCTGGATGACCTGCTCCATGCCCTCCCGGCTGCGGAGGGTGGTCCAGGTGTCGAGGCCGAGCTCCTGCCCGGCGCCGGCGGTGCCGCAGGCCCTGCGCCACCACAGAGCGCTCTCTGCGTGCAGCGCGTCGCCGCGGCAGCCCAGGCCTTGCAGGACGTTCAGGCCCCAGGCCTCGAGGCTGTGCGAGCGCGAGCGCGCGCCGCGCATGCGGGCGCCCAGCCGCTCCTGCGCCTCGAAGCCCTTGAGGCTCTTGAGGTTGCCGGTCGTGTAGCCGGCCCGCCAGGCGAGCACCCCGAAGTAGGCCGGAGCGATGACCTCAGCCGAAAAGGCTGAGCTGTCGTCGAGCAGGCCCGTCGGCACGAGGGCGCGCAGCAGGTGCGTCGCTCTCTCGGGCTCGCTCAGGGGCTTGAGGTACTCCAGCGCCGGGGTCGGCAGCTCGATCATGGATGGGCTCCTGCGGCGCGGGCGCCGCCTTGGGGGTGACGGGCGCCGGGGGCGTGGCCCTGATGGCGTCGGTCGACGGGCGGATGGCCTCGGCCAGCTCAAGCAGCGCCGAGCCGCGCCAAAGTCGGATGATGGGGTCCCAGGTGCGCGCCGCCAGCACGATCTGCGCGTCACCGCGAGGCCGATAGGCGCCGCTGAGCACCTCTTCGGGGTGCGCGCCGGCGCGGATCAGCTCTTCCATCGCCCGCAGCACGGCGGCCAGATCGGCAGGCGCGTAGCAGACGAGGCCCGGGCCGTTGCAGTAGACGCTCTGCACCTCGACGCGCCCGTCGCTGATGGGCGCGAGGTAGGCGCAGTGCTTCTGGCCGTCGCCCATGCTGAGCGACCAGGGCGCCGCCGGGGGGTTGAGCAGCACGCCGCGGATGACCTCGCGGTCGGCCGGGCGCTGAGCCTTGAGTGCGTGCCAAGCGCCGTCGATGACCAGGTGGTCGTAGTTGCGGAACTTGCCCACCATGGCCGCGCCGACGTCGGCCTCATCCAGCGTCGCCAGCAGCGGCAGCTCGGGCGGCATCGTCGACAGGTCGCCGCCGGCGGCCGCTGCTCGAGCCGCAAGCCAGGCCGCCTCAAGCGGCGCGCCGCGCTTGCCCTGTGGCGGCCGCGCGAAGACGTAGACCGTCGAGCCGGGCCCGCGGCAGATGGATGCCTTCGCGCCGCGGTCGCCGCCGAGGCTCAGCGAGACCTTGCCGTCGCCGTCGAGAGCCGCCTGCAACTGCGGCGCCCAGACCGCGCGCGGCAGGCTCACCCAGTCGGACAGCGACCACCCGCAGGCGTGGCAGAGGAACGCGCTGTCGAGGATGGCGGGCCCGCGCGGGATTGTCGCGTGGAAGCTGTCTGGCAGCGTCGAGATCGGCCGGCCGGAGCCGCCCAGGTCAACGCCGCACCACCAACACCCGGCGCCTTGCGGCGCGGGCTCGGCCTGCTCTGCGGTGGGGCGACCGGCGGCGCGCCACATGAGCGCGACGCCGGTCCTGGGGCTGGTCGAGGGCTTCATGCCCTCTGCGTAATCTCAGGCCCCGGAGGGTGCAACGAGAGACCAGTCCGCCGGGCCCGCCTTCGGCCCGGCCTCCCACCGGATCTTGTCCTGCCGGGCCAGCGCCGGATCGCCCACCACGCCCGCGCGGGCGCCGCCCGGGTCGCGGCCGGGGATCTTCGCGACGGGGCGCAGGCCCTTGTCGGCGAGAGCCTTGTAGGTCGCGCCCTCCTCGCTGCTCAGGCTGTAGGTCACCAGCTTGCTGGGCACCGCACGCGCAGCGAGCTGCCAGACGTCGAGCACCCGGGCGACCAGCTTGCTGGCCGCGCCCTTGACCGTGCCGTCGGTCGCCACCCGGGTCAGCTCCACGACGCCGTGCGGGTCCGCGTACCGCGCCGTCGGGGCGTTGCAGACCGCAACACCCACAAGCCGAGCGCCACGGGCGACCCCGATGCAGAACAGCAGCCCGCGCGGGTTCGCCTCGGGCAGTGCGCTATGGTGCCGCTGCACGAAGTCGAAGGCGTCGCGCTTGCTCACCGGAACCAAGCGCAGTTCGGCGTCATCGCTGAGACTGTCGACCAGCACGGCCAGGGCCGCCCACTCCGGGAGCTCGAAGCCGTCGCCGATGGTCTTGCCGCCGCGGCCCGCGCCACCCACGCGCCACCGCCAGTCGGGCTCGTGTCGGCCCCAGACGTGAAGCGCCAAGCAGGTGACCAGCACCGCCAGATCAGCTTGCTCAACCGCGCTCAGCTCGCGGCCCGCTGCGTCCTGACCGGGCACGCCGACCAGCTCGGCCAGGGTCCACGCGTCGGGCTCTTCATAGGGGTCGTCGGGGTCGTCGAGGTCGTCGACCTGCCCCATCTCGCGGTCCCACGCCCACTTCATCTCGGGCTCGTTCATCATCGCGTGCGCCAGCGACAACATCGCCGAGGCCATGCCGAACGCGCGCACGTCGGCGTCGGGCAGCGGACGGAACGCCCGCGTCCCGGGCACGGGCTCAGCTACCGCGCCGAAGCGGTCATGCAGCGTGACGGGGGCGGCCTGGAACATCGTGGCCTGGGCGCCGACGGCGCCGCGGAAGCGCTCGGCGTCCCCCATGGCCTCGACGTCGGACGCGAACCGCCCCTCGATCACCCCGTCGCGCCGCAGCTCGTAGCGGAGCGCAGCCTTGACGAGGTCCACATCAAGCCGGTTAGCCACAGCCACCACGAACGACGCGCCGTGGCGCCGGACCGTCCAGGTGCCGTCTTCCTGTCGCCGCCAGGGGTCGTCGCGCAGGCCGTCGAGCTTGGCCTCGCGGGGCAGGATGTGCAGGCGCATGGTCACCGCCGAGGCCGGGTTGCGCGGAGGGCGCCCTCCATCGCCGCGGCCTGTTTGAGGACCTCGTCATAGCGCGCTGGGTCGTGCGATACCACGCGCTGCAGCGCGCTCATCGCCTCGTCGTAGGCGCGAAGCATGGCCGCGGGCGGCATTTCGCCGCGCTCGATCAGCGGCATCATCTCGGCGCGCCGCAGCTCGACGGCGGCCGCCGCCTCGACGTCGTCGCACAGAGCCACCGGCGGCGCGAAGGCTGCCAGCGAGAGCTGCGCCGACCCGACGCGCACCGGCTCGCAGCCGTCTGGGCGCGGCTCGAGCGCCAGCTGCTCGCCCTTCGGCTCACCCGTGCCGGCCGGCGGCGCCGGCGGCAGGCGCCGCTCTGTGGGCACCCGGCCGTGCGGCCGCACCGTCACCGCGCCAGCCTCCGTGCGCCGGACGTGACCCCGCACAGGCACGCCGGGCGCCTTGGGGATGGGCAGCAGCGCCAGCGGGCGCCCAGGGCCCGCCACGCGCACTGCGGCGCCCTCCAGGCCCTGGGGCGTCGCCGGCGCCGTCGCGGCAGATTCCGCCTTGCGCAGCACGAGGCGGGCCTGCATCAGTCCTCCACGGTGGCGTAGCCGTAGGCGGCGAACGCGCTCACGCTGCGGTCGGGAATGGCTTCGACGGCAGCCCACTGCTGCTCGGCGACCTCGACAACGCGAGCGAACTCGGCCTGCGCCGGGGTGTTCTGGTACGTGTCGCCCGTGGCGAGGATCACCAAGCGGATCTGCTCGCCGCCCACCTCGAGCTTGTCGTTCAGTCCCAGCGAGGCCTTGGTCCCAAACACCTTCCGCGCATGCGCGGTCGGCTCGTCGGCGCCGAACACCCTGTCGAGCACGTCGCGCGTCGGGCACTCGCCGACCCGCATGGTCAGCGTGCGCGTCGCCGGGCTCCAGTCCATGCCCACGAGGTGACCCTGCAGGCCCCCGGGCTCGGGCTGCACCCACCCGTCGGACTCGGCCGAGGCCCAGGCGTCGGCAGCAGCCGCCTGCGGGCGGCAGTCCTTGAGCCCCCGCGCCGCGCCGGCCAGGCGCCGGGCCAGCCGCACGGCCAGGGTCTCACCCTGCTTGCTCGGGCCCAGGAAGCGCAGCCGCGCGATGCAGTCCCGGGCGGTCTCGGCCGCGGCGAGGTCCTCCATCGCCTTCGTCGCCCACAGGTGCGTGGCGCCCTCCATGCGGAAGGCGGACGCCACAGGGTCGCCGGCCTCGATGTCGAGCCGGGCGTGGCCCTCGATCCAGGCCGCCGGAACCGACACGGGCTCGTCGCCCAGCAGGGCGCTCACCGCCTCGCGCATGGCCCAGGACGCGGCGCACTGCGCGCGCCAGAGGTTCGCGCTGGCCCGGGGGTGCAGGGCATCGTCGAGCGCGCCGGCGCGGGTCGCCGGCAGGGTGTAGGCCATGTCGTGGCTCACCCAGGCGATGAGCGCCGCGGCGCGCGGGCCGGCGGCGATCTCCATTGCGTCGAGAATGGCCGCAAGGTGCATCATCCCGGCGTGAATGTGCCGCGCACCGCGGTCGGCCTGCCGCGCGCGCCAGGCTTCGACCTCCTGGTGGAGGATCTTCTGCGCAACGTCGGCGATGATGACCGCCGCAGTGATCGGCGCCACCTGCGCCATAGCCAGGGCCCGCGCGACCTCGGTCACCGCCTTGGTCGCCCGCCCCGCGTTGGTCTGGTCGATCCAGCCCGCGGTCACCGCCTCTGCGAAGTAGCGGCCGGCTTGGCTGGCGATGGAGTACCCGGGCTCAATCTCGATGGGGTAGCGGCGCGCCATCTCGGCTTGCACCACGGTCCAGTCGGCCGCGGCGTCCACCCGCTCGGCCGGGCCCATGGTGGCCCACCCGGGCGGCAGCTTGAACGGGGCATCGGCGAACTCCAACCCGTCGCCCCACGTCGCCGCCGACACCGACTCGGACGTGCTCACCGACTCAGAGCTGTCGTCGTCGTCGCCGAGCTCCTCGCCCACCTGCGCCCACTGGTAGGTGCCGTGGGCGGCCTTGACGGACTGGCCGCCGACGTCGACCGTCAGGCCCATGCCGCCGACACCGGTGATCGTGCCGGCGCGCTGCTTGCCGTCGACCATGACGAGCACCGTCTCGCCCTGGGCCTTGGCCAGGCGCTCGGCGATGGCGCTCGGGCGGTCCAGGCGCGGGATCGTGCCCCCGGCGCGCAGCAGGTTGGCCAGCTCTTCGGCCGGCCACGCGGTCAGGCCGTGGAAGAACCCGCCGGCCGTGTAGGCGCTGCGGTAGAGCGCCTCGGCGTCGGCCGCGCTGGCCACCCCGATCACGACCTTGTCTTCGTCGATGGCCTGCGTTCCGGGGTGCTTCTGGTGCACCACGAAGGCCATCGGAGCTCCGAGGTCCGGCCCGACGAAGACGTCGACCGGATCGCCGTCGAGCGCGCTAATGGTGCCGGCCACCTCGCCGTAGTGCGCGGGCATCGTCACCCGCCAGCCGGGGCCGCTGCGGTCCTCGCCCTCGGCCGTCTCGATCAGCAGGGTCAGACCGCGCCAGAGCAGTGAGCCGACGTAGGGGTGCTCTTCGCGCCCGGGCGTCGGCGCCGGGGGCGGGAGCAGGACCGGGCTCTTGCGTGCGCCGCGGCTGTCGGCGAGCCGCTGCACCGCGCTTGGATCGAACACGTTGCGGCCCCTCATGCGGCCTTCCGTGCGGTCTTGAGTTGACCGACCTTGGCGATCAGCGCGCGGGCCGGAGCGAGGCCGGACAGCACGCGGGCGAGCTCGTCGGTGCCGTCACGCAAGGCCAGGGCCAAGTCTGCAGCCAGCACCAGCAGCGACTTGCCCGACGCAAGCGGGATCTGCAGCACACCCAGGCCCGTGCCGTTCTCGCGCCAGTAGGCCAGCGTGTCGCCGACCCGCACCTGTTGGGCGGGGGTGGCCACGGGGGCGAGGGTGGACTTGGCGAGGCGTTGGGTGATGGGAATGATGAGGCGAGCCTTGAAGAGGGGCGCCTGGGCCCCGGGGGGTGGGCCGCCCTGGCCGCCGCGCTTGGCCGGCTTGCGCGCCGACAGGTGATCCACCCGCTCTTGAACCGCCTTGGCGTCGTCGGGCGCGGGCGGCTCGTGCTTCAGGTTTTCGCTGTAGGCGTTTTCGATGAAGCCGCCGATCTTGGCGTGCTCGTGCCGCGGGTACGTGTCGATGACGGCAGACTCAGCTCGCGAGGCAGCCGTTTCAGCCTTGCGGCGCGCGTCCTGCCAGCGCTTGTGGTTGGCGGGGGTTTGCTCGGCCGCCTCGAACATCTTGTCGACGTGCTTGACGCGCTCCCAAGACTGATGCAGTTGCAGCACGGCGCGCTCTGTCAGCTCCGGATCAGAGGATCCTGCCGGAATTGCGCGGCCGCGCAGCGGGTAGCCCTTAGTTGGGGTCGGCGACTTTGGGTCGCGCGGCTCGGCGGCCTCCGCCTTGTGCTCCCGCGTGTTCTTCGCCTCCCCGCCTGCCCCAGGCTTGAGCTTGCCCAACTCCTGCCCGTTGAGCTTGCCACCCGCCCCGCCGATGATCTTGGCCCCGCCCCCGGCGGTCGACTCGATCAGCAGCGGGATGCCGCGCGAGCCGGGCCCGTTGGGGTGCCCCGTGATCCAGCGGCGGGCCTTTGCGAGGTCCCCAACGCTGCCCTCCAACGTGCCGCGCCACGTGCGCGCCGAGGCGATGAGCCCGCCGAGGTAGGCCGCGCCGTCGCCGTTGCCGCGCGACAGGACCGCCGCCACAGCGTCAAGCTCTGACAGCGGCACTTCCTGCGAGCCCACGGCGGACAGCGCGAGCGCGCGCCGCCACGTCGCCAAGTGCGGCCGGGCCTCGGGCGCGAACGCGGCCTCGGCCTCGGGGTCAGGCTCGGCCAGGGCCTCGACGGACAGCGCCAGCACCTGCGCCTCTTCCTCGCGGAGCGGGCGCACCTCGCCGAAGCCGTCGTCGATGTGCGGCACGCCGCCGCGGAGGAAGATCAGCATGGGAACCTCAGCTCAGGTCAGAGGCGGAGCGGCCGTCAACGAACCAGGCCACCTCGGCATCGGCGCCGGGGTCGGTGTCGACGGTGATGGTCAGGTTGCCGGAGCCGTCCCACACGGCCCACACGCCGGTCGCGCTGCCGGGGGAGCCGTTGAACGACACCAGCGCCGGCTTGGCGTCGTAGGCGGCGCCGACCGCGACGACTTCGGTGGTGGTGCCGTTCGCGATGGTCGCCACGCCGGACTTCAGCTTGCTCAGCTGGTTGAGGCGGGCGCCGAGCTTGACGAGCTCAGCGCGCAGGCCCATCGGCGAGCCGGGGCCGTGGTCGAGCTCTTGCACAAGCGAGGTGGAAAGGGCGGTGGTGCTCATGGTGGCCTCCAGGCCAGGGGGTGATCAGGAACCGACGCGGACAGCCCAGATCTCGATCCGCGCCGCGTTGCTGCCGTTGCCAGACATCAGCACGTTGCCGGACGCCAGTGCGGCGGTGTCGGCATCTTGGCCGGCCAGCGTGAACATGCGCAGGCCAGCCATCGCCGTCTCGCCGGAGCGCAGCTTCATGCTGAAGGGGTAGTCCTTGCTGACGATGATCAGCGAGGTGCAGGCGGGCAGGGCGTGGACCTCGTCAGAGGCCGCCGCGCCCAGGGTGAAGGCGTCGACCAGCGTGCCGCCGGTGCCGGACAGGATGGCGGTCAGGTCGATCTCGCCCACAGGGTCGGCGCCCGGGGCGTCGCGGCGGTAGGCGATGAGGCGGATCTCGGCGGTGTCGGTGGACATGCAGGGGCTCCTATCGGCGCAGGCGGGCCATCGTGCTCTGCACCGCCGCCGCGATCTCGGGGCGGTAGAGCTGCAGCGGGCCCTCAGTGCAGTTGGGGTGGGTTGGTCCGATGGTCGGGCCCCACTGTGACCGGGGCTTGCCGAAGTTGCCGCCAGCGAAGGACGCGCCCTCGACGTCGGTCAGCTTGTAGAGCTTGGGCGCTGTGTGCGGGCCCCAGATGCGCATGCAGTCCGAGCACGCGGTCGGCTGCGTGAGCTTGAACACCTGCTGCTCTTCGGGGGGCAGCTCGGCCGCCTCCAGGCGCTCACGGAGCGAGGCGTGCGCGCCGTGCGCATGCGCGAAAGACAGCTCAGTGCGCGCAATCCGGTCGACGTCGTTGATCAGCGTCGGGTTGCCCTCGAGCGCGTCGTGGATCTTGGCGCCCAGCGTGCGCCAGCCCTCGCCCGCGCGGATCTGCGCCTCGACGGCGTCGCGGATCTTCTTCTCCTCGCTCGGGAACAGGCGCCGCAGGTCACCGCTGGCGTCGACCACTTCGCCCAGCACGGCGCCGGTCGCGGTCGCCACCGGGCGCCGAATGTAGATCGCGCCCCGCTGCTGGATGTAGGCCAGCGCGCGCTTGTCGCGGGTCGTCAGCGGGACCTCGACAAGCTCTCGCACCACCCGGGCCAGCTGGGGCTCAGGCTGGGCCTCATCGCCGGGCAGGGGCGGGGCCACGGGGGCATCAGCGGCCGAGGCGATCTGGTCCCACCGCTTGCCGGCCTTGTAGGCGAGCGTGATGGCCGACCGCTCAGCGAGCGCCGCGGGATCGCCGCCGATGGCGCCGCTGGCCTTGGCTGCTTCAAGCTCGGCCGGAGTGGGCAGCACCCCGAACAGCCGCAGGCGCAAGCTCACCCGGTGCGAGGCGAACAGCCGGTCCAGCTCGGCCAACTCTTCGGCGTGGAAGGGGAACAGCCGCCCGCGGTCCACGAGCTTGCGGACCTCCTCCACCAAGGCGTCGCCGTACTCCTCCCACGACCGCCGCGCGAGCTTCAGCAAGGCCTTGAGCTCGGGGAAGCGCGGGTCGAAGGGCGCGGGCAGGGCCCGCACGGCCAGGGCCAGCACAGGCCCGTCGAGCTGCAGCCGGTCGCCCACCGCCTCGAAGACCTCGGGCAGCCCGCACGGGTCCAGGCCGCCGAGCACCTCGGCGACCTGAGCGGCCAGCGCAGCCGGGTCGTGGTGGGCGTGACAGCTCAAGGGGCGTCCTCGAGCTGCCCGGCGGCGTTGGCGGACGTCAGGACCTCCGCCATCGCGTCGGCGGCGGCAGCCTTGGCGGCGGCCTGGGCCACAGCGTCGGCGCCACCCAGCACGCGGGCACGCGCCGGGGACATGCGGACGACGACGGAGACTTGCTCGTCGAGCTTGTTCTTCGGGTCGTTCCACTCGAAGGCGACGTTGTAGTCCGACATCAGCGGCTCCCCCGGGGCATGCGGTAAAGCTCCAACCCGACCAGCTCAATGTAGGAGCCTGTGGTCGCGCTGCCGTCGTGGTAGAGGGTGAACGCCGTGCGGCCGCCGATCGTCGTCGCGAACCACGATGCCGACGTGGTGATGTCCGCCCCGGGCGCCGTCATCGTCCCCGTCGCGGACTGGCACCGCACACGCTGGCCCGTCTCGGGATCGCGGAAGGACGTGGCGCCGACGTTGGTGAACACGTCGTGGCGGCGGCTGTCGCAGATGCTGACCTGCAACTCGGCAGCCCAGGTGCGGGTCGAGCCGGCGGTGACCGTCTGGACAAGCTGCTCGGCGAACGTGGTGACGTAGCAAGCGGCCCGCAGGGCGGTGTTGCTGCCGCTGTTCGTCAGCCGCAGGCCCGTGGTGGGCGTGGTGGGCGCCGCGTTGGCGGTGGTGATGCCGCAGATGTGCACGAACCCTGCGGTGCCGGAGGGCTCTTCACCGCGCACCAGCGCCTTGATGAGCCACGCATCGCGCCGCGAGCCCCCCAACAAGGCCGTCCAGCCGGCGGGCCACACCTGGATGCTCGGGCTCTGGGTGGTGCCGCCGTTGACCAGCCGCAACCCGGTCGCGCCCAGCGTCATCGTCCGGGTGTCCGACGACCCGTTGCGGACGTAGGCGCGTGTCGTCACGCCGTCCGCGGCTTTCAACTCGGCCAACCAAGCGACGCTCGACACCGTGTCGGCGGTCGACGACCCCAGCGTCCAGTTGCCGTCGTTGAACATCAGCCGGTCGACCAACTTGTAGCCGCCCAGTGCGCTCGACGGGCTGACGGACACGGTGACGACGCTGTAGCCCTTGACCAACGCGGCGTCGGTGATCGTCAACAGGAAAACGTAGGTCTGCCCGTCGACCAGCCCGGCTGCCGTGTACGGCCCGAGGCCCGAGCCGCTGATGGTGACGCCGGAACCGCTGGACTCGGTGAGTGCGTAGTTGTATGGCGCGGTTCCGCCCGATGCCGCGCCCCACGTCCCGATGGTGACCGTGGTCGTCCCAGCGGCAAGCGCTTGGCCGGCGGGCGCGGCGCCCGATGTGACGCCGGCCGCGGTGGCCGCCACGGTGACTGCGCCCTGAACCACACGGCTTGTGCCGTTGGCGTCGGTGACAGTCCGCTGCATCACGACCGTTTGGCCGTTCACCAAGCCGCTGACCGTGGTTGCGCCTGCGCCTGCGCCCGCAGTGCTGAGGCTGGCGGTGGTGCTCGCGGCCTGCGAGTCGTAGACCACGCCGGGGTCGCTGTACTCGTAGGGCGCCGTCCCCCCGGTCGGCGTCGTCCAGGTCAGCACCGCCGACGTGTTGCCGGCCGTGACCGAGGCCGCCGCGGGGGCCGCCCACGACAGCGCCGGCGACTCCGAGACCTCGATCCAGTGCGGATCGGCGGCGGCCTCTTGCAGGTCCAGCGTGCGCACCGCGGTCAGCACCGCCATGGCGCCCAAGCCGTTGGACACCGGGATGACGTAGGGCCCGAGGCCCGACCCGCTCACCGGGGTGATGGAGTCGCCGGTCGCCGTGTCGGTCACCACCAAGACGTAGGTGATGCCGCTGGCGGGCGCGCCAGGGTGCGTCCAGGTCCGCGTGACCGTCGCCGTGCCCGACGCCTCGGGCGGGCCCTGCGCGGGCGGCGTGGGCGCCGTCAGCGGCGCCATGCGCACCGCCAGAGCGACGGTCACCACGGAGCTGCCGGAGCTTGCGGCGCCAGTCAGCGTGTAGCCGTAGACCTTGCCGGACTCCAGGCCCGACGCGACGCTCATGCTGTACGGCCCAGCCCCCGAGCCCGAGACGGTGGCCACCGGGGCGGGCGCGCCGGACTGGTCGACCCCTTCGACGGTGACGGTGACCGACTCGGACCACGACCCGACGACGATGGGGCCCGCGCCCGTCTCGTCCCAGGCGATGAGCACCGGTTCAGGCGAGTCGGGCGGCGTGGGGCCGCTGGTGTCGCGGCCGTAGAGCGAGCCGTAGAGCATGGGTCAGCTCCGCTTGGTCAGGCCGCGAACCCCGATGAAGCCGTCATCGGTCGGGGTGCCGGCGATGTTTTTGACCGTGCAGGTCAGGCCGATGCCGTTGCCGTACTGCAGGATGAACGTGTCCGCGGTGATCGCGACCTCGGTCTCCAGCCGCCACGACCCGTCTGGGTAGTCGCGGGGCGTAGTGATCTTGGTGCGGTCCACCACGAACTCCACCCACCGCCAGAGGCAGAGGTCGGCGCCCGTCGCGCCCGGCGGCAGCAGCACCACCCACTCGACCTCGGTGTTGGTGAAGCCCTCGGGCCGGGCCTGCAGCGAGGTCGTCGGGTCCGCCATGTTCGCGGAAAACCGCGCCACCGCAGAGAACTTGGCGTCCGGGTTGCCAACGCGCGCGTCCGGCGCCAGTCCGCGGAGGTTCTGGTCGTGGGTGCTCAAGTGCGCTCCTGGGGCCAGGCAAAGCGCGAGCGCGCCGCCTTGGCCAGCGGGGTCGGTGTGGGCGCCGGGGGGCGCGGCGAGGGGGCCGGGGGGCGCGGCGAGGGGGCCGGAGCGGCCGGCGGCGCCTCGGGCGCCGCACCAAAGCCGTCATCGGTGGCAGAGGGCTGCAGCTTCGCGGTCATGGCTGCGGAGAAGGTCCCGTTCTGGATCCAGTTCCACGGGTTCGCGTCGTAGGCCGCCCGCTCGGCCGGGCTGCACTGGCCCAGCTCGCGCGCGGGCCAGTAGGGAGGCACCGGGACATCGCCGCGCAGCACGCGGGCCTCGTTGGGCGTGCAGTCGGTCGCGACGCGCATCTGGTAGACCTTGGCGTCCCGCTCGGGGTCCATCTCGCCGTAGTGCCAGCGCACCACGAGGTCAGGATGGCAGCGGCGCGCCATGGGCGTCAGGATGTGGTCGGTGATGTGCCCGAGCAGCGACTGCAGGCCGTCGGCGCGAGCCAGCTCGATCTCGGTCGCGCGGTTCGCCTCGTTCATCGACGCGCCCGAGCCGCCGGCCCAGGGCTTGGCGTTGATGCTGCTCGGGTCCTCGCGGTAGACCGCGCAGGTGAGCGCGACCAGCGCAGAGAGCCACGTCTCGAAGCCCATCTCGTTGTTGCTGCGCTTGAGCTCGATCCGATCCATGCCGCTGTCGGCGTCCGGCGCCGTCAGCACCAGCGGCTGGTGCGCGCGGTCCACGCCCTGGGCGGCGCTCTGCAGCTGCTGGATGAACCGGCTGGCGGCGTCGGGGTCCTGGGCGCCCTTGAGCAAGATCGCGAAGTCGGGCTGGAAGCCGTCGCGGAAGAAGTTCGCGTTGTACTGGAAAACTCCCATGAACGCGGCAATCAGCTCGGCGGCCGTCTCCACGGTCGACGGGTTGTACCCGGCCCACTGGATGTCCGTGCGCGTCTTCGCGTCGCCGACGATCAGCTCGTCGTCCTTGTAGAACCGCTCGGGGATGCCGTCGCGAATGAGCACCCAGCGCATGGAGTCGACGTGCGCGCCATAGAGGTCCCGCAACAGGGCCTTGCGGCCCTCAGGTGTGACCGGCACTTGGCGCTCGATCCAGCCCGAGCCGAAGGTGCTCTGGGCGATCCAGTCGGCCAGGGGCAGGATCAGAGCGCCATCGACAGGCTCCCAGCCCACGATCCGCCGGTCGTCGGCCGCCCAATAGAGCGGCGCCACTACCGGGCGGTTGATCGTGAGGTAGTCCTCGGCGAGCCTGATCATGAAGTCCGACAGGGTGTCCCCCTGCTTCGGCTCCTCCATGAAGGTCTCAAACTGCCGTATGACCGGCCCGAAGCCGCGCGGCACGCGGCCGTCGGGGCGCAGGGCGTCGCGGTGCGTGATCTCCCAGCCCACCTCGTGGCGCTGGCCATCCCAGCGGCGGCACACCCGGCGCAGCTTGGCGTGCACCGCGGCGTGCACCACCTGGATGATCGCCACGCCCTCACGCAGGCGCCGCAGCGCATCGAAGGTCAGCAGGGCCCGGCCGGAGCCTGCGCCGCGCGGCACGGCGCCGCCCATGTCGCGGGCCATCGTCCGGGGCAGCTTCGGGACCGGGCTCACCGCGCCGGCGCGCTGGGACCGCCGCTGCAGCTCGGCGTAGGCCTCGGGGGTCAGCTGCAGCCCACCGTCCGCCAGCCGGCGCATGCCTGCGGCGATGATGTCTTCGCCCATCGCCCGCAGCTCGCGCCGCTCGGAGTTGCGCTGCACCTCGGCGCTGATGGTGCCCGGCAGGTCCGTCGGGTCGTAGGTCACTGGCGCCTCTCGACGGTGGTGCTGATCCGCCACTGCGTCCCGCACACGCAGGCGAAGTCGTAGGGCAGCCGCAGCGTCTCGACCTTGCGCAGCTCGCTGTCGGCCCGGTCGTAGCAGCACGGCTTGCCGTTCAGCGTGTACTTGCCGTCGATGAAACGCGGCACCTCAGGGTGCAGCAGCGTCGAGGCGTTTGACGGCGCTCGGCCGTTGGCGGCTTGGTAGGCAGCCACGCCCAGAGCGGCGATGTCGCGCGTGTCGCGGATCAGCTCGATCTTGTAGTTGAGCTGCATCCGCTCGGCCTGCGGCGCCTGCACGTGCCGATCCATCGCGCCCGTGCGCATCAAGGCTCGCTGCAGGTTGGAGGTCAGGCCGTGCACGGCGCCACTGTACCCCCGGCGCGGCGCCGGGGCTACTCAGCGGCGATCTGCGCGGGGTTCTGACCGCTCATCGGGGGCGCCAGCCGCGACAGAGCCACGTCGGCGTAGAGCTCGGCGTGCGCGAAGTGCGGGTCCAGCCCGATGTGCTCGGCCCGCAGCGTGAAGCGGCCCGTCCGGCCCTCGGGGTCGGTGGCGAGGTTCGACCGCAGGATGGCCACGCGCTGCAGGTGAAGCGCGTAGAGGTCCAGTGCCACCCGCACCGGCTGCCAGGCGCCGCCCGAGAGGTTGGCCGCCAGCACGGGCTGGCCCTTCTGCACAGGCAGCTTCTGCAGCAGCTCGTCAGGCTTGGGCCAGCACTTCAGGCCCTGTTTCCACATGCCCAACGACCACTGAAAACCCGTTGTCCGCGCGACATTGACCACGTAGGGGAACTTGGCCTCGCCCTTCTCTCGCTTCTTCTTCGTCGCGTCGCCCCAGGCGACCATCGACGCGCCCGGGCCACTCTCGACGTAGTTGCACAGCCAGACCTTGCCTCGGAACGCCGTCGCGAACTTGCGCGCGTGGTCCCACTCGGGCTGGCTGTCGACCACGCAGTAGCGCACGCGGTAGCGGCCCATCATCTCGGCGAGGCGCTCCCACGGGTCTCCGGCGCCCTGGTTGCGGTGCACCACCTCGACGTGCACCGTCGCGTAGTGCCCCGAGGCCGTGCGCTGCTTGAGCACCGCCACGAGGTAGCCGCGCTGCACGTCCACGCCCATCGCCGTGTAGCCGCCGTTCTCCTCCAGCCACTCGGGCGGCTGCAGGGCGATCCACCGCAGGCGCGGGTCCACGCTTGCGGCCAGCGCGTCTGCCGAGACCGGAACGCTCTCGGTCGACAGGTAGGGCATGCCCCGCTTGCTGTTGTGGAACTCCTGAACGTCGAGCCCAGGCTGGTTGAATGCGTCCCACATCCGCGCGGCCGGCCACATGGGGTTCAAGAACTGCGGCAGCTGGTAGCTGCGCTGGCCGTGGTTCTGCGCGGCGTGCGGCTCCCACCAGCCAACGCGCGGGTCGGTCAAGATCGTGCCGCACTTCGGGCACCAGTAGACCACGTCGCCCCAGCGGCGCCGCTCGAGCGGCGTCATGCCGCCAAAGGGGACGCCGGCGTGGGTGAAGGCGTGCTCGGCCTTGGCCCGGAGCTGCGGCGTGGCGGAGCGCAGGTCCAGCACGCACTCGGGCCAGGACAGCGACAGCACGATGCCGTCGACGCAGCCGCAGTCGCTGTGAAAGAAGCGCTGATCGCCGCGCAGGAAGTACTTGTGGATGTCGCTGTCGGGGAACATCGCCGTGCTGACGTAGCGGGACAGCGGGTCCTTTTGCGCCGACGTGCGCTCCTCCGCGCGCTGGATGTCGCCCGCGTCCATCCGGCGCACCTCGTCGAAGAACACGCCCTGCATCGGGGTGCCCTCCGTCGTGCTCTTGCCGGCCACCGACAGGAACATGAACGTCGTGGCGCCGAACGCCTTGATGTGCGCGGTGTCGACGTCGTCCTTGTCGGCGGTGCCGCGGCCCAGCCACGCGCCGAGCTCGGGCGAGGACCGCACCATCGGCGAAAACCGCGACCGAGAGAAGGTCACCGGCAGGTGGTTGTCGGGGAAGTAGTACCCGATGTTCGCGCCCCAGCGCACGATGCCGGCCCGCAACAGCTCGGCCATGATCCACACCGACTTGCCCGACTGTGCGCCGGCCATGACCACGATGTAGGCGGCCGTCGCCTCGTAGAGCTCGCGCAGGTGCGAGAACGTTGCAAGGTCGAAGGGTCGGCCGTCGATGACAAGGCCGTAGTGCTGCACGAACTGGTGAAGGTTTGCGCGCGGGTCGAACGGGCAGGCCGTCGACCGGAACATCGACAGCACCTGCATCAGCGTCGCGAGCTGCAGGTCGGCGGCGCCGATCGGCTGCTTCATCGACCGACCTTGTGCGCGGCGTCGACCAGCTCGTGCTTGGCCGACTGCATGCGGCCCACCGCGGCGGCGACCGCGGCGGCGACGTCGGCCTCGAACCGGCTGTGCAGCTCGGTCGGGATGTACCGCTTGGCGGCGGCGCCCATCATCTTGGCAAGGTCAAGCATCAGCGGCAGCATCTCGCCGCGCATGACCTCCTCTGCGTCGAGCGCCTTGCGCGCGAAGCCCACCATCTCGCCGTGGTCGATGGCGGCCCGGCTCGTGAGCTTGTAGGCCCGCACCCGGGCGTGATGGAAGTCCAGGTCGGTGACCTGCTGCGCCGCGCCCTCGAAGGCGACGCCGAGACGCGAGGCCGCCTCCTCCTGGGCCAGCATGGCCAGCATGCGGTCGCTGAGCTCGAAGGGCAGGTCCTGCATCGACAGTGCGTGGAGCGCGACCGGGACCTTGACGTCCAGCAACTGCGGGTCGGCGGTCATGCGCTCGACCGTCTCGCGGCCCTTGGCCGACAGGCTCTTGAGGAACCAGGCGGCCCCCTGCGGCCCGCGGTCGCGCTCCGCCTTGTGCCGGAAGCACCGCCCGGTGTCCGGGTTGGCCTTGGCCTGGCACCGCAGGCCCGAGGCCAGCGCGGCGCCGCACGCGCCGGGCTTGACCTGCATGCTCCCGCGGGGCTTGGCCATCAGCCCTCCCCGTCGTAGGACTCGCGGTTGCCGTTCAGGCGATCGCGGTGCCGGCCGATGGCCTTCAGCACCGCGGGGGCGTTGAGGAGCACGCTCGGCGGTGCCGCCATGTCGACGCGCAGCGCGTCGAGTCGCACGGCCAGGTCAGGGGTCAGCTCCCGCGGGTCAATGACAGGCAGCCCGTCGAGGGCCAGCCAGGACAGGGCCAGGGCGCGGGCGCCATCCTGACCCCCACCGAAGGCGCCCGTCACCCCGTTGAGGGCGCGCACGGTCGGGCGATCGGCGTCGGACAGGTGGCCCGGCACGATGCGACCGAAGCCCGTCGTATGAGGCGTCGAGCTCACCAGGTGCAGCCCGACGTCGTTGAGCAGCTCGAGCCAGAAAGAACCGACCCAGTCGGCCAGCTGCTCCACCCACACCTCGCCCGACGCACGCCGCGGCAGCATGGTCGCGAAGTCAATGGCCGCAGCCCAGCCGCCGTGCGCCAGATCGTCGCCCCAGGCTGGGACGTGGGTCGACGACATCCGCGGCGACCACGCCGTGCTCCGGCCCACCTGCGGGCAGCCCGCGTCGAGCCAGTCAGCGTAGCGGTGGTGCTCGATCCGCCAGACCTGCTGTGGGATCTGCCCGTGGGCCAGGGTGATCGGCACGCGCAGCCGGTGGTCTGCGGCGCGCGCGACGAGGTCAGCAAGCGCGGCGGCGAGCGCCGGCGCGACCTTGCAGTCCTTGGCGGCGTGAATGCCGACGGGCGGCGCGACGGTGGCGATGATGGTGGGGCTCGACATGCATGCTCCGAGGGATGGTCAGCCGAACAGCCCGCGCTGTGCGGGCGCCAGCGGCGTGGTGGGTGGCTTGCGGGGTGGCGCCGGCGCCGGCCAGGGGGTGGGCTCGAGCTCTGGCGCCCGGGCGGGCTGCAGCGCCTTGGGCACGGCCACCGGCGGCGAGGCGAAGACGCCCAGGCTCTCCGCCGGCGGCTCGCTGGCTCGGTCGTAGCCGTCGAGCACCGTCAGCCGCAGGCCGAAGGTGCCGTCGGGCTGCTCGACCATGGCGCCGGGCTCCATTGCCCACACGCGGTCGCCGTCCTCATCGAACGACTCGCGGAAGACCCGCCAGCCGCGCTCGTTGGCCTCCCACACCGCCGCCCTCAGCGAGGGGGCGCGCAGGAAGCCGCCGCGGGCGCCGGACCGCGGGGCCACGATCCACAGGCGCTCGCTCACTCGGCCACCGCGCGCCGGACCTCGGCCGCGAAGACTTGGGCGCGGGCATCTGGCAGGACCCACAGGCCGGGCTGCGCCGGAAGCTCAACCTCGCCGCCGACGTAGACCGCGCTGTGCACCGGCCACGTCTGCCCGACCGCGACGCCGGTCCACGGCTGCGACCACGTCGAGGGCTGCAGGTCCTCGACTGGCCCGACGCGCACCAGCCCGACGACCCGGTTGGCCGTCGAGCCCCAAAACAAGGCGCGGTCGCGACGCCCCATTACGACGTACTTCTCGTCGCCGCGCACGAAGACGTAGCGGTCGAGCAGCGGCGAGCGCGTGCGCGCCACCGCCCAGCCGGCCCGCTCGGCCGCCTGCACAAGCAGCTCGCGGCGCTCGTCGGTCTGCGCTGCCGTCTCCGCCTCGACGGCCCCGTGGTGGATGGCCACGGGCGACACACCCCGCATCACGGGCAGGGCCGCAGCGACGGTGAAGCGGTCGGCGCGCAGGAGCATGAGCCCGAAGGCAACCTCGCCGGGAACGGAGACGGCGCGCATCAGGCCACCTTCCCGCCGTGGCGGTAGCTGCGGGTCTCGTTGAACGCCATCTTGGCCCGCACTTCGCGCTCAAGGTCGATGCCCAGGGCGCCCGCGAGGTCCATCACGCGGATGACGATGTCGGCCAACTCGGTGGGGAAGCCCTCGGGCTTGCCGTCGGACTCCCGGACCACCGTCTGCATCTTGCCAACGCGGTAGTCCTCGAGGGCCTCGCTGGTCTCGCTGTGGATGAGGCACAGCTTCTCGGGGACGGTCGCGGCCACCGCCTGGCGGTTGAGACCGCCGGGCTCGCACTGCGCGTCCCACCACCCCTTGGAGACGGCGGTGCTGTGGGCGCGGTTGGCGAGGTCTTGAAGACTGCTCATGCGAATGCTCCTGCGGGCTCGGCCCGCTGCGACAGAGAGGCGGCCCACTGGGGCCATTCAGTGGGGCCGACCACGATCCATCGCTCGGTCTCGACGTCCGCGCTCGGCTGGATCGCCGCGGCCCAGCCGCTGGCGTGGTGGACGGTGACGTGCATGTAGCGGGCCGCCGTGACCAGCTCGACGGTGGCGAGCTCGCCCCGGCCGCGCACGGCCTCCATGGCCGCGGCCATGCTCGGCATCGAGCGCGCCGCCAGCAGGTCCGCATCAGTGAAGACAGCCAGCGGCCGGTCGCGCCAGATCCGCAGCTCCACCCCGCCGGCCAACAGGTCGCTGCGGTAGGTGAGCCGCTCCGTGCACAGGTGCTGCACCTCGTCGAGAAGCGCGGCCGCCTCGTCATGCTGGCCGAGGTCCAGCATGCGCCGGATGGTCGCGTCGAGCGAGCCGACGAAGCCGCCGAGCCGCCCGAGCATGCGCACCTGCGCCGACATCAGGCACAGCGCGCTCATCGAGCACTGAGCGACCGGCGAGTGACCCAACAGGCGCCGCAGCAGGTTGAGGCTGTCGAGGCCGGCAGGGTAGTCCGCCGACGGGTTGCCGCGCTCACGAGTCATGCTGGGCCTCCAAAGCGTCGAGCTGGGCCTGAATGTTGAGCACCACGCTCGCAAGCAGCTCGACGGCCTCGCTGCCGTGAAGCACGGTCTCGGCCTGCTGCTCGGCCGACCACACCAGCACCGTGTCCCGCAAGATGAGCAGCCCGAAGTGCGCCCGCTGCTGCCAGCCGAGCAGCTGCGGCACGACACCGTGGCCGGTGCGGAACGCCGTCACCGCAGACACCGCGGTGGAGAACACCTGGATGGCGGGGCCGACGTCCGCCTGAACGACCAGCAGCGGCCGCTGCCAAGGCGGCAGGGGCGGCCGGGCTGGGCCGACGAACGCGACGGGGTCGAAGCTCGCCATGCGCTTGGCGAGCAGGAAGTGCTGCCCGCTCTCGGTCAGGATGGCGGCCCGCTGCCGCTCCTCGCTGATGATGTCGAGCCGGTGGGCAATGTCAGGCACCCTTCGACCCTCGACGCCGAGGAAGGCGCGCTCGAGGTCTTCAAGGCGCGAGAGGATCGCCTGCGCCTCTGGCGGCCGCGGAGGCGGCACGCTGGATGGGTCGCGCAAGCGCGCAAGCGCCGGGGGCAGTTCGAACATCGGGGCTCCTGTCGGGGGAGGGTGGCCCATGGTGGGCGCAGGGGTGGTCTAACGCAAGCGGTCGGCCGCTACCAGCGGTCACGGGCGGCGGGCTTGGTCTTCGGGCTCGACTTGGCCGGCGCCTCGCTGTGCGTGTAGTCGATCTCGAGCGCGCGGCCGATGGTCCAGTCGACGGAGAGCTTCAGTGCCCACCCGGACTCCCCCGAGCGCGCCTTGCGCATGTAGATCCACAGCGGATCCTCTGCGGCATCGTCGTCACGCTGTGAGGGGCGGTCCAAGCACACGACCCAGTCAGCCGCAGCGGCGATCCGGTCGCTGCCCGCAAGGTGATGCAGCTGCGGCGGCCCATCGGCGCCCTGGCGGTTGATCTGCACCAGGCCCACCATCGTGCACGTGTGCCGCTTCCCGCGCGCCTTGAGCGCGTCGCTGATCTCGCCGAGCAGCTGGTGCTCGTCGAGGTGACGGTAGGCCGGGCCGCCCTTGACCAAGCCCAGGTGGTCGATCACGATCAGCTCGGCCGGGTCAAGCGTCTGCCCCACGTCGATGTCGACGATCAGCTCGTCGAACGTCATGCCTGGCTTGTCGACGATCCGCAGGCGGTTGGTACGCATGGCCTCCAGTGCCGTGTGGAGTTGATCGACGTTCTCGGCGGGTAGCTGCCCGTTGAGGGCCGACGTGTAGGACACCTGCGCGTCGTGGCCGGCGATCCGCAACAGCCACTCGAAGTAGGGCACCTCGAGGCTGTAGACCACGACCCGCTTCCCGGCCCGCAAGGCGGCGTGCACCGCTTGGGCGGCGATCATGGTCTTGCCCACCCCGGTCCGGGCCGCAATGACCCCGAAGTGCGTCGGTCGCCAGGGGTTGCGGCGGCGCCAGGTCAACCACGGGACCGGCAGCCCGACCTCGGTGCCGCTGAGTCGGTCGGTGAAAGCCGCCTCAATGAGTCGCCGCGCTTCGTCGATCTGCTCGTCGAGCAGCAGGCCCTTGGTAGCCGACGACTGCGACAACGCCGCGGTGAAGATCGCCCGAGCGCTCTCGCCATCGCCATCGGCCGCCGCCGCGGCGGCCAGCTTCCCGGCCGCAGCCATGCGGCGGAACTCGGCAGCCGACTGGATCCGGCGGATGAGGTAGCCCAGCGACTGCATGCTGGGCGCGGCCACGCGGCTCAGCTCGTGGAAGTAGCCGTGGCCGCCGACCTTCTCGAAGAAGTCCTGACCGCAGCCGAGCGCGATGGCCATCTCGTCGAACGGCTCGCCGCGCATGCGGCGCCGCTCGATCTCGACCGCCAGCACCCGGTGGCCGTCGCGGTGCCAGTCGTCGGGGTCGGGCATGCGCGGCAGGCGCGCGCCGTCCGCGGCGTCGAGCATGGGGGCGAGGAACGCCCCCAGCACGGACCTTTCGGCATCGACGGTGCGGGTGTGCACCGCGGCGTCGGGGTCGACTTGCACCGTGCGGGAGGCTGCGCTGATCAGCTCCCGGGGGGCCTTGGGTCGGCCCTGTGTGCGCGGGCTCATCGGGCCGCCTGTGCCGACTGATCGGCCTCATCGTCGAACCAGGCGGCCACGAAGGCGGCCTCCTGCGCCGGCGTCGGGGCGAACGGATCGAAGGCCACCCCAGCGGCCTTGGCGAAGACCTGGGCCACTCGCAGGCGCTGAGCGGTGCCATCGGGCGTGGCCGCCGCTTGGGCCCACTCCGACCGCGCCTGCCTGCGGACCTCCAGGCCGGCGCTGGCCGGCACCCGCCGGCGGGCGGACAGGTACGAGGTCCACGCCTCGAGGCTCGCGCTGTCGTGGCCCAGGGGCCGACCGCCGGTGTCCCAGGCCTGTGCGGCCTCGAGGTTGCGGTCGACCTCGCGGAGGATCACCACGAAGTCGGGCGCTTGGCCGATGGGCTGCGGGTACTGAGGCGAGGTCGCCATCCATCGCCGGTTGCTCGGCGAACGCAGCATGAACGCGTGGACGAGGTCAATCTCGTGCCCCCGCGCCACAAGCTCCTGGGCCAGATCGGCCCGGGCGGCGAGGGCCTCGGCGGCGGTGACCGCTGCCGACAGGCCCGACTGCCGGGAGTCCAGGCGCAGCAGCGCCTTGGCCATGGCCGCCACGCTGGCCTGCGCGAACGACTCGCGCGGGGTGCCGCCCATGCCGAACACTGCGCGCCGGCGGCTGTCCAGGCGGGCCAGCACTGTCTCGGCGCAGGCCACCACCGCGGCCTCCACCTCGGCCCGCGGCGCCCGCACAGCGCGACTGCGCGCTGGCAGGGTCTGCCCCCCTGCCACCAGCGTGAGCACCGGCCGGCAGGGGGCCTCGACGACCTCAAGCGCCTCTGGCGCTGGCGCGGCCGCCACGGGCTCTGCGGGCTCCTCCAGGCGCGCCTGGGCCTCGTGTGGGGCCTCCGGCTGGGCCTGCGCCATCGGCTGTGCCGTCAGGGCCGCCAAGGCAGCCTGCAGGCTGCCCAGCTGGGCCTCCAGGCGCCTGCGGGCCTCGCGCTCCGCTTCAAGCTCTGCCCTCAAGCTCTCGACGATGTCCATCAGCCCTCCGGCCGCGTCAGCGGCGGGGGTGGCGCCGACAGGCGCAGGGGGCGTAGCCCCCTTTGGGCCCCGGCCCCGAGCTCTATGTGTGAGGGGTTCTTGGAGCGGGTTGTATGGAGCGGGTTCGGTGCCACCGTGTGGCATACCCCCCTGCCACCGCGTGGCAGCCCCCCTGCCATCCTGTGGCATACCCCCTGCCACGGGGCCGGGCTCCTCTGCCACCGCGCGGCAGGGGTCAGCGACCGTGGCAGGGGTGCCACGGCGTGGCAGGGTCAGGCGCTCGGCGCGCAGCTGGGCCACGCACTGCAGGCGGTCGGCGTCGAGATCGACCGTGCACCGCAGCGGCTCCCCGCGACGCTGCGGCCGCTTGAGGAGCACGCCAGCCTCGAAGAGCAGGCGGCGCTCGGCCTGCACCTTGCCGCGGCTGGCCCGCGCGGCCTCGCACAGGTGCTTCAGGCCGGGCCAGGACTCACCCTGCTCTACTGGCAGGGTCGACGACTGGCAGGCGATGTACGCCCGCATGATCGCCACCTGAACCAAGCTCAGCGGGGCCCTGTCGAGCAGGTCGTAGGCCTGCAGCCGGGTCAGGGGCGCGCTCAAAGCGCACCACCCGCGCTGGGCGCAAAAAAACCGGGCACAGCCCGGTTGCGTGCAAAACTCTGGGGCGTCTGCCCCGTCTGTGATGGCATTGACTTTCCTTGGTGAAGTCACTCGGAAAGTGCGAGGGCACCGCGGTTTCGTCTGGCCGGACTACACCGCGGTTGCCGCTTCTGCGGCCGCCCTCGACACCCACCAAGGACACAATGGACACCGCCAACCTCATGCCGGTCGGCACGACAAGGCTACCACCAGCGCCCCCGCGGCGCAAGCGGCCGGTCAGAACTCTTCGTCGAAGTCGACCTCGCCGGTGAGGCCGATCTGGTAGGCGCTCACCCGGCGCTCGAAGAAGTTGGCCAGCTCTTGGGTGCCGAGCATGACCATGAAGTCGAAGGGGTTGCGGCTGCCGTAGAGCGGCGCGTAGCCGAGGCGGGCCAGCCGCTGGTCAGCGACGTGCTGCAAGTACTCGCGCATCAGGGCCGGCGTCATGCCTGGCAGGCCGCCGCTCAGCACGTCGGCGGCGAAGGCGGCCTCGGCGTCGACCGCCTCGGCGATCATCGCCCGAACCTCTGCCTCGAGCTCGGGCGTGAACAGCTCGGGCTCCTCCTGGCGGATCACGTCGACCGCCGCGAAGGCCACCTCCATGTGGCCGCTCTCGTCGCGGAAAACCCAGTTGGTGCCGACGGCCAGCCCGTCGAGAAGACCCTTGCCGCGCAGGTAGAAGACGTAGGCGAAGGCGCCGAAGAAGAACAGGCCCTCGACGCACGAGCTGAACGCGATCAGCGTCAGCAGGAAGCTGCGCCGGTCGTCAGGCGTGTTCAGCGCCGGCAGGGTCGCCGAGCGCGCTGTCCAGCGGTCGCAGAACTGCGCCTTGAGCCGGATGCTCGGGACCGTCTCGACGGCGCGGAACATCTCCTCGCGCTCGGCCGGGTCGGGGATGTAGGTGTCGAGCAGCAGCAGGTAGAACTGGACGTGAAGCGCCTCCTCAAAGAGCTGGCGCGAGAGGTACATGCGGACCTCCGGCGCGTTGAGGTGGCGGTAGAGCGTGAGCACGAGGTTGTTGCCCACGATGCTGTCGCCGGTGGCGAAGAAGGCGACCAACCGCTTGATGAGGTGGCGCTCCTCCGGGCTCATGTCGGCCAGGTGGCCGGTGTCGCGCGAGAAGTCGACCTCGCCCACGGTCCAGGTGTTCTTGATGGCGTCCTGGTAGGCCGAAAAGGCCCACGGGTAGCGCATGGGGCGCAGGGTGAGGCTGAGGCCAGGGTCAAGCAGCATGGGGGCTCCTCCGGGCAGCGGGAGCCGCCCATGTAACGGCGGCGCCCTGTGGGGACTTAGGCGGCCGACTGATCAGCGGCGCCGCCGGCGCCAGACCTCGATGTCGCTCCATCCGGCGCACAGCCGCCCGCTCTCGCCAGCGGGCTCGCGGTCGGTGTGCCGCAGCGCGGGCTCGGCGCAGGCCTGGTCGAGCAGGCGCAGGCACTCAATCACCAGCCGCATGTCCATGTCATCGTAGGCGACCGCATAGTTAGCGGCGTCGGTGATCTCGATCAGAAAGTCGTCGCAGGCCCTGCGCAGCTCCGCCGGCGAGGCCTCGCGCTCGTCGAGCAGCGACGCCGTGCGCCCGTAGCGCAGCACCCCGAGCCGCAGCCGGGCCAAGACGGCGCCGTTGACGCTGTAGCGCGGCAGGCCGCAGTCGAGCGCGATGCGCAGCAGCGACCGCGGGTGGACGCGGTAGCGCGCCAGGTTTTCGATGCTGGTCCGCACCCGCGGCCGGTCGTCGAGCTCGAACACCAGCGGGGGCTGGTGGCCAAAGTCCGAGCCGTCGAGCACGTCTTCGTGGACCGCGAGCGCGCGGTCGCCGACGTAGACGCCGACGTACTCGGTCGCGGGGCCGCCGCCCTCGTCGTGGACCCAGGCGTAGTCGGCGGCGTCAAGCTCAAACACCGGCGCGAAGGCGGCGTAGTCGCTGACCGGGGATGCGCGCGCCAGGGCCAGGTCGAGCACGTCGATCAGGTCGAGGACCAGGGCGCCGACGCCGGGGCTCACCTGCCACAACCGCCAGCGCAGGGCGCCGATCAGGGCGTCGGTCAGCTCCTGCACCACCTCCCACTTCGCCGGCCGCCAGCCCACGCGCAGCTCGACGCCGTAGCAGGTCAGCCCGTGGGCCAGGCGCGCAGCCATGCGCTGGCGCGCGGCCTCGGTGGCGTCCACGGCATCGAGAGCGTCGGCCACGCTGCGCCGGCCCGCGTGGTCGGCGCAGGGGCCGGCCCAGCGCACGGCCGGGTGCGGGCAGTATGCGTTGTGGCTCGCACGACTCATGCGCTCGAAGGTGAGCGGCCCGCTGCCGGCGTCGTTGTCCCAGGCCACCAGGCAGCTATCGGCGTCCTCGCCGATGACGGTGCCTTGCATGTGGAGCAGGCGGGCGTCGCGCAGGCGCTGGAACAGGCCCAGGCCACGGCCCGGGCGGCGGTGCTCGGTCGTCAGCTCGGACACAGGATCTCCAGTCGAGCGCGTGCGCTCGCTGCACGGGTGTTGACCTCGCCCTGCAGGCAGCGGAGCGCCGCCGCAAGCTCGAGGTCGGTCCAGGCCTCGACAGGCCCGGCGGGAAACAGGTCGGCTGCCGCGGGGGCGGCCTCGGGCTCGACGGCGGCCCGCAGGCTGGCGCTGAGCGGGAGCGCGAGCTGCGTGTCCGGGTCGCGCGCCGCGGCGGGCCCTGGGAGCGTCGGCGGCCGCTCGGGGCGCTCCAGCGTCCAGTCGGCGGGCGGCAGAGTGACGTCGTCGGTCGCGTTGACCGACCGCGCAACGAAGCGCTGCCAGCCCCAGTAGCCCTCGCCCTCCTTGTAGACGCGAACGACCCACCAGCCGTTCACGCGGTCGATCAACGTGTCGCGGGGTTTAGGGCGGGTCGCGCCTTCGGTGAGCTTCAGCGCGGCGATGAGCGCGCGGGTCGCGCCGCGCGGAGTGCTGCCGGTGGCCTTGCACGCGGCGACCGTGTCGATGCGGCGCCACGCGCCGACGGGAATGAGGTCCAACAGGTGCATGCGGTGCTCCAGGCGGGATGGTCAGAGGGCCAGGAAGAACACCCGGAAGTGCGTGCGGCCCTGGCCGGTGTCGGGCACGATCCGGTGGTCGTCGTAGCGGAAGCCGACCGGCGCGCAGTCGGCGTCCTGGCTGTCGGGCAGCATCTGGCAGCCCCAGATGGCCACGACGGGGCCCTCGGCCGGCACGCCTTCGAGCGCGCGGTCGGCGCCGAGCACGTCGACGAAGGTGACGCCGGCCACCGCCGGCGGGCCATCGGGGATGACCAGCACGTCGGGGCCGGTGTCGTCGGGGTTGCCGCACGCGGACAGCACCGCGC